ACCATAGGTTACTGTACCTGTTGTAGTAATCGCAGACGATCCGTTGTCGATTGCGCCAAAGCCGCTTGTAATAGATCCCGCATTTAAAGCACCGACTGTAGTGACGTTAGCCAAGGTATCTAGGCTAGTCTCCATGTACGTTTCAAAGTCGGTCAGAGCGACCTGCTTCATAGTACCAGCGTCATTGACCACTACACGATCAGCATCTGCAAGCGTTGTGCTTGAGGCTGACGTACCACCGTCCATAATGTTTAGCTCTTCTGGGGTAGCTGAAACTGCTGTATTACTTGCAGCCGCTAGTACTGGGATCGTACCAGATTGGTTAGGAAGGTTAATCGTGCGGTCTGCTGTAGGATCAACAATCGATAATGTTGTCTCATGGTCATCTGCTGTAGCACCTTCGAACACCACCGCATTCTGTGCGTTCATAGTCACTGTATCTACAACAGTTTGAGTGCCGCCTACAGTCAGGTTACCTGTAATTACTAGGTTGTCCCCAATGGTTACTTCAGAAGTCGTATGTCCTATAGTTACTGCAATACCAGAATTTTCGGTAGCTACTTTTAAAGTGCCTGTGCCGTTGGTCACGTAGCCGTTTGATCCATCGTGATACACAAGCATATCATCGTCTGTGCCTAGCTTAATCTGCCCAGCATCAGTCATATCTACGTGAGAAGCAGGGCTTAGAACTCCAGCTACTGCAAGAGTGCTATCAAACGTACCCGCACCAGTACTATCTAGAGTACCCGCAAAGTCTACATTTGCCCCTGAGAATGTGGCAGCGGTAGTAGTGCCTGACTTGATGATCAGGTTACCGCCAGTATTGGTTAACGATCCAAAGGTTGCAGATCCATCTTGAAGTGAGATGTTACCGCCGTCTGCGTTAAGAATAATATTGCCAGCAACGTCTAAGGTAAGATCACCGCTAGATAGATCGATCTCTGTGCCATCAATGGTAATGTTGTCTACTATAACGCCAGCGTTTGAGGTTATAGCACCTGTGAATGCAGAGGTTGAAGCAACTGCAAATGTGCCACCTACCGAGGTATTTCCGCTTGTGTCGGCAACTGTGAACTTGTCGGAGTCCATAGTTAGACCGCCGTTTAGGACAGTAGCTCCAGTAACAGTCAGCGTACCAGCCGTAGAAACATTTCCTGACGTATCCGCAACGGTAAATTTGTTGCTGTCCATTGTAAGACCGCCATTTAAGGCAGTCACACCAGTTACAGTGAGAGTAGAGTTAAGAGCCGTGCCGCCTGTCATGGTCAGCGTACCACCTACTGCGGCATTGCCAGCGGCGGTTATATCCGCGCTGAGAAAAAGGCTCTTAAACCTAGTGCTGGTATTACCCAAGTCTATGGAGTTATTTGAGGCAGGTAAAATAATGTTGTCTGTTTGGACTTGTACAAGCTCACGCCATACCGCTGCACCAGAGTTGTTACCAACACAGATGTATATACGGCCTGTACTAGTATTTTCCCAAAGAGATCCCGGCGCAAAACCATCTGCACTGTCATCGCCCACAGCGGGGTTAGAGGTATTAGTGAATATACTTTTACCGCCTGTGCCACCGTTTTCTGCGGGTAGGAAACCGCTTACAGAGGTAGCTAGGGGTATCTTTGTACCATTGCCCGTAGCGCCAGTGTGCGTGTGTCCCGTGGTAGCGTGAAAGGCTGCTAGTATTTGGTTAAATTCTGCATTTAATGGTGGAGCGGTAATTGCCGATCCGTTCACGATGCTCGCGGTAGATTGTCTTGTGTAGCCAGCCATTATCTTCTCCCTGCGGCACTAAATTCAAAAACTAAGCCTTGAATTGAGAATGGTTCTGATTGCCCGTCTGTCACGAAGGTAGCCCTGCAACTAAAACCAGAGCCTTGAATATCTGAAGTGATTACGGGTTTAGATGCACCGCCGTAGATTACGTTGTCTCCATTGTAGGTGATGTTTCGCCCAGAATAGACTGTGGGTGCGCCTAAAGATGTTTGTGTGTACGTATTAGGAACAGCAGTGTTGTAATCGCCCCAATCATAATCGATAGCTAAATTCATTTCGAATGGCCCTTCGGCCCGTACAAAAGTGTTTACTTTTCGCAAAGCTTTACGTTGTTCTGTTTCTCCAAAATCTAAGTATGGGGTGGAGTAAACTGATATAATGTTAGCGCCGTTAAAGGACTTGCCTTTTTCTTGTTGATAGACGGAGCCGTCATGGTCACCATGTAAAATAAGCTCAGTAGTGCCTACGTAATCAGAGGTACAACATGAGGCTCTTATACCTAAAAGCTCACCAAACTCCCAGCCAACAGAGCCGCTGGTGTCTGTGAGACCCCCAATAATCCCTATACTTTCATTCTGTGCCAACACTGAATTACTTACGGTAGTAGTTATAAAATATCTAACTTGGGACTTTGAGCGTATTACAACTCCAATTAGCGCATCCATATCTTCGTTTTGGATAATATCAACGAGCGTTGTTTGAATAGCCGAAGACAAAGGACTAAGTTCGATATCACCGATTCTGGAAGTTCCGGCAACCGGACGAAAACCTGATGGGCTAAGAAACATGAGGTCTCCGCCAATTTCAAGAACGCTATCCCGTGCTACACAACCAACATTTGTGGTGACGTTTTCAAGAGCAAATGCATTAGAACTAGTAACTGTAACTTTTTTTATGTTGTTGTTACCAAATACAAACAAATTATCTCTAAAGGGTTTAATTTGTACAACATCAAAACCCGCAGCTATCTGACCACCAGCCGCCGCTGAAGTCCAAGTGTAGGGGTCATTTGGGGCACTGTGGGCGATAGTAGCCCCTGTAGCCTGATGACCGGATAAAAATACGTGGTTTTCAAAAACGTCTACTAAAGCCGGGGCATTAAGAGCTTGGTTACCTCCAGCGGTATTGTTGTCTGCGTGGTATCCACCGGAATGGCTTGACTTAATCTCTTTCCAGTTTGTGCCGTTAAATATAATTGCAGGGTTAACACCATCTACAAAGATAATTGCATTGCCTGTACCAGTAGTAAATTGAACGTGGCGAAGACGATTGACCGTTAACGAGTTAGCAGTCATAGGGCGGGTAACGCTGTGGTCTAATGTAAATTTTCTCCAGCCCACTCCGGCGGTGTAATAATAAAAACTGTAATTAGTGGCTCCGGCATCTTGTCTAGCCGCAATGATTGTTGTGCCGTTGGTTACGTCATTTTTAAAAATTGCTATGCCAAGCACTTTGCCTTGACCTGTAGTAGAACCTGCTACAGTGACCTGTCCGTAATCGGAATCATAATCGTCATAGCCCTGAATACGGCGATAGCCACCAAATAAAGAAGGCTCATAATTAAGCAATCTTACGGCGGCTCCGGGGCTATTATCAGACAGATCCAAATGGTTTTCGTTACTATTTAGACCACCACTGCATAGTAGCTTGAATGACTGAATTTGATCAGGCATTTAGAATTTAATCCGTGTGTCTGTAACACTGATTGTGTTGTTTATATAAAGTGTCTGAAGGTCTTTGACGCCTTGTTCATAAGAGGCGTAAGCAATTTGAGCAGCTTCTAAATTATCTTTAAATTGGTACATATAATAAAGCGCACCATCAATTAAGACGGTGTCATAACTTTCCGGTACTCGCGTAACATCCGTAGCGTTTACGATGTCCGAATAATTCATAAAGTATCTAAATTTTAGGGAGTATGTTTTGTTTGGGGAAGGGGAGACACCGTAGCCATTACCGTGTGCTGGGAATACAAATTCAGGTACATCTCTTCCAGTAGAGCCAGAAGTGTCATCAAGATCCCGATAGTTTTTGTACCAAGTGTCCCGTTCAATAAATTTAAGAGCTTTAAACTGTGACCCTAGACTAGTGCTAGCTTGTATTTGGAAACTATTCCAATCAGCTATTTTATAAAAAGTGGGCCAAGTGTATTCTTCTTGACCAACAATTAAGGTGTCTGTTTCTTCAGCCGCATTAAAGGGCCATTCAAATTCCATTTGGTTTATTCTAGCTAAAGCGGCTTTCACCGCATCTTTCACTAGAGCCTGAACGCCAGTGCAAGATGCAAAGTCACCTTCGATTAATTCCACCTCGTTGAGGCGGCGAATAACTTGATTGCATAAGCTTAAATAAGTGCTGGGCATACTGAACCTTTAGATAAGGAAATGGGGCCAGCGGTTAAGCCAACCCCATAAATTTTTAAGCTAAATAATCGCGGTCTGCGATATCAGCTACACCAACGCCAGTATCTGCAACGTCCATTAAGACTGCGTAGATACGTAACTTACCAGTAGTCAAAGCAGTGCCTGACTGCGTAGCAAGTTTTAGATCGATGTTATCGTCTGCAACTGCAACTAGAGGCTGGTATGCCGCTGCGTTCTGGGAGATTGTCCCAGCAGCAACGCTGTCTGAACCATCCATACCGTCTACAAAACAGTCAGCATCAACTCCTGTGCCTAGATCAAAAGTTGTTGTGCCACCAGAAGTGACGGTATCAACTTCGATCCCTGCATTCATAATCATTGTGCCTTTCGGAACAGCAATTACAGGAATTACATCGTTAGCAGCAAGGGCCGAGCCTTTGTCTGATAATGCTGTAGCAAGGTCTACAACGGTTTGCACCATGTAGGGTTGACGGCCACGCGAGGATGAACCTCTGGCAGCCGCTAAAGTGTTATCACCTAATGCCATTTTTTAGTTTCCCTCTATTTAGGCTGCGTTATATTTCGCGGTTACAATTGCTTCTGGACGAAGTATCTTCGAACCGTAGACCTGAATTCCGCGCACAATGTCGCTGAATGAGTCAGGATCACGATAAGTCTCTGTTTTTGAGATAGATTCTGCGGTTGCTACAGCAGAACTATGCCCAGCTACCAACACACCGTAATGGGCGTCAGAATTTGCCGTACCTGATTGGCCCGGTCCATTACCTTTTGCCGGAAGATTGCTTGAGGAGTATACCTTAAAGCCGTGGAAGCTATTTAAAATTAGTCCATTGCGTAGGCCACCTGACTCTCCAAAATCAGAATTTAGCATTCTGGAATCTTCGTCTGCGAGGAGTTCTAAGAACACCGGATCACAAACGAGCCATCTATTTTGTGTATCAACTTGCTGTTGATCTAGAAGGCGTTTCATACGTGCAACGACCATTGCTGGTGATACAGTCGCAGTTGGCAAAGCTGTTGCACCCGGAAGACGGGCAGCTAATGGTATTGAGTGATCTCCAGCGGAAGACGTTGTAATATTCCCAAAGCTATCCTTCCGCAATTTCATGCTGGTTAGTAACTCATCCGTACCCGCAGTTGCTAAAGCTTTATCACCACGGGCTGTGTCGTTTACTGTGTCAGCCTGAGCGTGAAGTGCTGATTGCTTGTAGCCAGACATATAACCAAGAACGTCTTGGTCAAACTGATCTGCCAAACGATAAGCTGCACGATCTGTTGCAAGATCCATAAAATTTATGTGCGAATGGGCGGTTTCTATATCGTCCATCTTAAAGGCAAAATAATTAGCTTTATTTACAACCAAAGAAAAGTCTTCATCGTCTAAATCTTGTGGTTGAATTGTCGTGCCCCTGCTGTACTGCGCCACAGAAATCTCTGGTTCCTTAATAATACGGACTGTGTCGCCTTGGCCTGAGATCTCGCCAAAATATTCATTGTTCGAAATGTCACCAACAACAGTAGCTTTCCTAAAAGCTAGCTGGGTTTTTTTGCTATAAATTACACTACTGAACGATCCGTTTGGAAGGTTATTGTGCCCGGAGGCTGATTGAAATGCCATTGTTATAATCCTTGTATGAAATGGCTGAGATTACACTTCTTACATTAGTAACGTGACTAACAAATTGTGATTTTAGGTAAGAAGCAGCTAGATCAGACAACTTAACAATAGTGTCAGCTGGCTTGAGGTATCGCTAAAGCGGTCCAAACCTTCTGGTAAACTTTGTATTATTATCTGGGAGTTTGGATATAAGGTATACTGCTAAGTGTCTTATATCTATAAAAATTCAATGGTTTCATTATACCATATCGAATTAATTACTGCAATAGTTAAGTTATTTATTAATGGTACAATAAAATTATCTAGCACCACCTGAAATATCGTAAGTAAATGTTCCATTTTTTCTTGAAGCATCAATTGCTTCTTCATTGGCTTCATACTCACGGGCAGACATACGTTCCACCATACTTTCAGACCACTCAGACTTTCCGCCTGAAGAGGGTGCTGTATTCGAGGTACGTCCGACTGCTTGTGCGGCTGACCTCTTAGCCTTTCGAGAACCTTTGTCAGACTTATACAAGTCAATAGTTCTAGAGGCCCATTGAGCATCAGTATTATTTTTGTACACGCTGTCTTGCAATGCAGACGGCTGTAAAGATACCCATTCATGGAACTTAGGATCTTGTCGTATTTCCGCAAAATCGGGATGCAATTCAACAAGCTGTTGTTCTGCGCTTTGTTTGTGCAAAGAACGCTCAAAGCTCTCTACTTTTTCAAGACGCTTTTCGCCTTCTGCAAGAACTTCATTAGCTCTTTTACGTGCAATAGTATCGACAATTTTTGCAACGTCAGGATAGCGGCTTGACCAAGCTTCGACTTCCTCATCACTTTTAGGAAACTTAATTTGCTTCCGAGTTGCTTCGTCTAACTGTTTCTTAACAGCAGCAACTTCCTGATCTTTTTGATCACGAACAGTTTGAATATGTCGCTGAATGTCTTGATAGCGTTTTTTGTAACTTTCTTCTTCAGCATCTAATTGTTCTACAGGCTCTTGGCCTTGCTCTTGAGCATATTCCTTACTTTTTAGTAAGCTATCAATTTCTTGCTCTAATTCTTCAGCGCGAAGTTTTTTTGTGTTTTGCATAATTTCCTCTTGCGGGTCCAATAATATTGGGTGTCCAAGTTAAATGATGAATGCGTATTTTTGTTTTTTAAGCATTCGGGGAAGGTCGGATGTTTGAGGATAAACTTTTTCAGTATCCTCATTTTCATCCGTTAGATCGTCTACTTCTACAGCAGCGGTCTCTACATCGAGATCCTCTTCAGGCTCTTCGATTTCTTCTTCTTCAACCATTTCGGTGTCAGAACTTTCTGCGTGTTGGATCAAGCCATCCATTTTCATAGACATAAGACCCATTTCAGCTTCAGACTGCATCGTCTGTATGTGTTTTAAACCGTGCCATTTTACAACATGAGCGGGTAAGACATATTCATCTGTACTTAGCTTGGCATCAATATCATCTCGAACATTTGCTGCATGAGATCCTACCGGAATAGGATTACCAGATACATTGTCGTACCCCATAATACCGTCTGTCATCATGCCGCCGCAGCCGCATTCTTCCATTGCACCACAACCGCAAGCCATTCCGCCGTGGCTCATCTCTACAAGCTCATCGTTCTCTATGGCTTTCTGAATAGCTTCGCCTTTAACTTCTTCATACTTGCTTAGTTCGCCATCACCATCTGTGTCGGCTTTTTTCTTATCTAATTGAAATTTCTTAGCTGCCATATCTCTTCCCTCTTGTGTGGTAATTCCTTTAGTAGCTGTTGGTATGCCACCTAATGCGTAGCTACTGCCTTCGTCCTGACTTCCAAAAAAACCATAAATTTTATCTCTAGTGTCAGCAGCAAAATCTATTACGTCTTGCTTTCGATCTGCCATAGTGGTCGCGGAACCATCTTGCTTAAAGTAGGTATCACTTTCACCTGCATAAAATTCTTGGTCTGTAATATCGAAGTTCAAAAGGTTATCAGAACGCCATTTAGAATATTCTATTGCAGTGCCTTCGTCCTCGAACACAGGAAGCTTTTCCCCCGTGTATAAATCGTAGGGGCCATTTTCATTATAGTGAGCAAACAAATCGTCTATTTTATAAAGTTTGCCTGTTTCAGGATTAATTGTAGGGGTTACAATATAACCTGTACCATAATCGTATGTTGCCGTTTTTTCAGAATAATTTTCTATATCCTGATCATTTTTCCAAACAGGCTTACCGTTGCGTGTCTGAAGACCTTTAATTTGTTGTGGGGTAGACGCCATTATAAGTTCCTTAAATAGCTCCGAAGCCTTTGTCTTCAGGAGCAATAGCTGCACCCAGAGCGGCGCTGGCTCCTATGATCGATAACAAAGGAATTTTTCGATCCATAAGCATTCTAAAGATTTCTTCTCTAGAAAAACCCATTACGTTTGCGGTGACGCCTATTCTTTCGTCCAACAACTCAACAATAGTAGCTGTTTCAGATTTTAGACCTGTCTTTTCCCCTGAGCCAAACCAACCCATAGATTGTGATTCCGCAGGGGATACTTGGGCTTTTTCGCCAGCTAATTTATATATATCAGAAAATACAGCGTATTCAGTCTGCATAGCAGCACCGTCAATTTGCTGCTTACCCAGTGTATCTTTTAGCCATGTAACAGCATTAAGTTGACTTGGGTCTTCTTTATAAGCTTCAAGCCATTTAGGTTCTATCCATCCATCTGGTATGGAACCCGGCGATACCTCATTCATTGCATCTAATGCACCACGAATTGCGTGAGTATCGATTGTTGAGCCTTGCAGATTACCCTCTACGTTTTTAGCAAACGTAAATGGCTTAGTGTTATTGTTTGGGTTTATTCCGCCAGCTTCAACTTGGTTCGTAAGAATACGATGAATACCGCTGTCAGAGGTCATCATATTGTAACCTTTTTCACTAATACCACCTGTACCGGGGCCAATTAGGGTCTCTAGAGGTACTCCCGCTTCCTTTTTAGCCATAACCAATGTGGCATTACGCAAATTTGTGGCGGTATCAGTGCGAGGACTAGTGGCGGCATAAGCTTCTGAAAACTCTTTCATCCAATCATCTACATATTCTTTTGAGTAGCCCATTGCGAGTGCTTTTTCCCGAATAGGTTCCGTATTGTAAAAATACTGGGCAGCGGTCCCTTTCCATTTTTCCATACGTTGAGCAAGGACTTCGGCAATCTCCTCACTCATCTCTTGAACAGGCCGAGACCTATCTCCTAAAGGCAGCATTGCATCTGGATTAGGATTTCTAGGTACGTATATCTCTTCTTGTTTTACAGTATTGCGCTCATAAGCTTCTGGAGAGGTATCGAATAAAGGTTCGCCTTTTGCTCCAGTACGTTTGCCTACGGGTTTAGTCATCTCATTGGCACGGGCATTGATTACGTTAGCCATATTGGTTTCTAAAGGTGGGCCTTCGTTATGACCCATTCCAAACAGTTCGTCTGTCTGGTTATCTACTGTACTACTGCCTTTACCCATATCAAAGGGCTGCCTGACTACCTCTGCACCAGCCGCTTGGGCATCTTGAGGATTACCTCGGCCTTTAATAAAGTCTATATCTCCATCTAAAAGTGCGCGAGTGTTACCCACAACTTCCCCAGCAACCTTACCTGCGGTATCTTGCAGAGACCTAGCACCCGCTCTGATTGCGCTAGCAGCAGCATCTCCCGCCCCCGGCACTAATCCTATAATAGTGGCAGCGGCCCCTAGACCACCCAAAGCACCAATCATATAGTAGTTAGGGTTTTCTTTAGCTAACTCATCACCAATCATCTGAATGGTCTCATAACCGCCCTTAATGTCTCCAATAATAGGCGTGAAATCTAAGGCTACGTTACCTAGCCCTTGCCACGTAACTTCCGGTATATCTTCCGCAAGACTTTCGCCATAAGATTGCCAATCTTCTTCAGTACCGCCCATAATTTTAGCTGGCTCATTAGACTGTTCTCCTTCTCCAAAAATATATTCATACAGCCCCATTATTTGGCTCCCTCAAGTGCTTCATCGCGTAAGGTTTCAAAGCGTTTCAACTCTGCAATGCATCCTTGTATTTCAAGTATGCGCTGATGGTCTTTGACGGTTTCTAGAAGGCTATGCATTATCTCGATACGGGCCTTAGCGTATTCTTTTAAAGTAGAGTACTGAGCTTTATCATTGACCAAGGGAAGCAAGCTCCGATAAAAAATTTTATCCATTATTGTACTGGGCCTTGTGGTGGTTGCTGAGGCTGGGGTGCATTACCGCCATTGGCTCCGCCGCCGCCGCCCGTGAAACCTGCTGCGTCTGGCTCCGGTGCTTGGCCCGGTGCTATATTGCCGCCGCCATTGCCAGTAGGATCTTGCACTGAAGGTGCGCCGTTTGGCCCTGCGCCCGGTGGTGGGGCTGGTTGTTCTGGCATAAGACTTTGTATCTCTGCCATCATTTTTTGTTGGATAGCTGCTTCGCGTGGATCGTTCAGGATCTTATCTTCATCAAGATCCATACTGGATGCTAACTCACGTAAGATGTAGTCGTACTTAACAAACGGCTGCATAGATGGGTTAGCTGTCATCTGCATGAACTGTAGTAACCTCTGGCTACGTACCTCGTTACGCATCAGGCTTTCTGTGCCCCGTGCCTTAACGTCTAGATCCCCAATAAACTCCTTGTCGAAGTTGAACTGCATATTGAAACTAAATAAAGATCTGCCTAATGGAGCTAGCAAATAGTCATCGATGTTACGGACAACTGCTTTAATGTTTTGTGCGGCTGCACCCATCAACATACTCATGCCAGATGCGGTACGCCCCACACCGCCAACGGCCCCAGAGCCGTGACTATAAGAAGGAATACCTGTAGCCTCATCAGCAAGCTGACGGCTCTTATCAAACATCATTAGTAGCTCTTGGCTAACATTCGGAAACTTAATTCCATTCAGGCTGCTACCGGGTACACCGCTTTGACGCCGGAACACTTTGCCGGGGTACACACTCATGTCTTGGCCCGGCACTAAGTTTGTTTCATCTATTTCTATCAATAGGTTACCGGATAGTGCGCCGTTGTCTACAGCCATACGCATAAAGCCGTTCATCAACAGTTGGGTGTCCATCATGTTCTCAGCTACACCAATACCAAAAAAGGAATAGGGATTTAGCTCATAAGGGACTGAAAGGTACGGAATACGGGTTGGAGTGAACGGATTAAGCACTAAACGCAGTATTTGACCGTTACAAACCCATATATTGACCTGAACTTCGTCCTGATCCTTTAATTCTTTAGGTATCTTTATATCGGCATCTTCGGCTAATTCAGCGTCTAAAACACCCCAATATTCCATTACTTCGTAGCGTTCCATAGAAGGTGACACTGAATCATCCTCTAAAGCGTCTTCCCAGTACTCACGCACGTAGTCTGTGCCATAGTTAATGGCTAACTCGATACTTTCTTTACGGAAATGGGGCCGTTTCTTTAGGGATCTCATCTGTGTGCGGTTTAAACGATGCCGTTGGATGGTAAATTCGGCTTCATTCATGTTTCTGGCGTCTGGGTCAGGATAGAAGTCCCAAATAGAAACATATTCCATCTTTGGTATAGTCTCAAACTTAGGCTCGTACTCACCCTCTTCATTCCAGTGGGGATATTCCTTATCCTGTGCAAATGGCCCCTTAAATACTCCAGTACCAAAGAGACAACACTCAAATGCAATTGATCGAAGGTGCTTAGGAGCATCCGTTTCGTCCAATTGGTCGTGCATCAGCTTTTCCATCTTCTGAGCGGCACGTTTTGCTGGCTCGAAGGTAATACTGCCCGGAACACCACTGGCTCCTAGCGTTAAATCCTCTTTAATTGGCTCTAGTGTCTCTTTATATAGTCCTAGTTCCTTAGCAATGTCGGGACGCACTACAGAAGTTGGTACATTGTAGTCCACATCGACTTGATCTTTAATTTTTTCGTTTGTTAATTCGTTTGGGTTAAAAGATACGGCATCAGCCACGTTACTAGGGAACTGGCGGGACTCAATGCCGATAGGAAACTTTGATCCAGCAAACAAAACGTCTACAACTTGGGCATAGGCGGCGAGTACCTTGGTCTTCGTAACTTTTATGAATGCCTTGGACTTCTCAGTGTCTGTAAATTGAACTTCTGAGGAGTATATTCCACGATAATTACGGTAAGCATCTAGCCAACGCTCTTCATCAGCATACCTAGCGTCTTTCGATCTTTTATATTGGCTGTTTACAAAGGTAACCGCCCCAGAAAAATCAGCATTTTCAGTCTCAACATCCCCATCTTCGGTGAGAGGCACTGAAATGCTTGTATCTGTAAGGTCTTCTGGTAGCGGTTTGTCCATTATTGCCATATTTAATACCCAAATGTTGCGTCAGCGGGTCGCCAACTTTGCTGTGGAATGCCGTCACCCATATCGAAGGGAGAAAAGGCTCTTGGCCTACTCATCACTGCGTACCGAACACTGTCGTATGCGTGATCTGTTGCGTAGCGAGGGTCTATATCGTCAGATCCTTTAGGGTCGGCTGGTATAACTGGTAGATCGGCAATGATCTGGCGGCACGTATTAAAAAATTGTATGCCGGGAATACCTGTATCTTCGTCTACCTTCAGGACTTCGTGTAAGCGGTTCTTACCTGCTACCCTTGCGCCGTGGCTTCTATCGCTTGGACGCCACTTAGTGCCTTGGGAGATCATTTCTTCCGCAATACTTGGGCCTATCTGTCCTCTTACGTGCCAACAAGAACTGTCCAGTATGCCATAATCTACACGGTCACCTATTTCAGCCTGTTGTACTGCCTTAGCTAGATCCCGCCCAGTATGCTTACTGAGGTATAATTCCCTGTAATTAACTAAAGTCCCAAAGTTTGGGTCAATAGCAAACCAGTGAACAGCAGAATAAGAACTGTATCCGTAGTCACATGACCTGAACCTGCGCCAATCAGGCGGTATGTTATAAGGTTCGATAACGTGGATAGACGATCTGAACTCAGAGAACGCCGCGCCATCTGCAACTGCCCAATCACCTTCAAGTAGTTGTCTCCTCTGCATTTCCGGTAGAGATAGTAGGTTAGCCTCGTATTGACCGCCTTCCATCAGGTAGGGGTTGTCTTTGAGGCTAGCTGGTATGAAGCGCCTGTAAAACAGTGGCTCTCCAGCTTTCTCATGTCCTTCGGGATAGACTAAGTCTTTGCCCGTTTCTAAGTCCCTTGCCACAAACTTTGTATTTGCTGGGGCAGGGTCTACATACATCCGTTTCACCCAGCTATGCCCGACTGAACCGGGGTTTGTAGTGGCGCGAATAAAGATTGGTAGATCAGGATCGGTAGTTCTTAAACGAGACCTCATATAATCATATGCGAAACTTGTGGGGTATTGCGTCAACTCATCAAAAGCTATGTAACTAAAAGCCTGACCCTGATATCGAAGTACGTCTTGGTCTCTTTCCAAATACGTCAGCCAGAGTTTGGCCCCGCTAGGAAATGTCCATTGAGATTTCTTTTCTCCCCACTTGGCCCCTTGAAATGCTTTGGGGTATAATTCTTGAGATTTCCAGATTAATTCTCTTAACTCATCATTTGATCTACGAAGTATTAACCCATTGAAATTACTGTTAGAAAAGTAGCGCATTGGGTCAGCAAGTAGCCCAAATGATTTGCCACCACCGGCCGCGCCCCCATATAGTACTTCTCTTTCACTAGCTGCTAGAAACTCAGTCTGTGGACCCGGATTGGGAGAAAAGACCACCTCCTTTTTTTGCTTTTGGCTTTCAACAACAGAAAAGTCTAAGTTAGCAGTATTTAATTCTTTATCAGGCTGTAGCTCATCTAACTTTTTCTTTGCTAAAGTAAGCCGCCTCTTAGCATCTGTCTGTCGGCGTTTAGCAGTAGCCAGCTTCTTATCTTTAGGCGTCTTAGGTTTACGCTTGCGATTGTCCTTGGCTAAGGTTTTTAGCCGTTTAGATGGATTGTCACTTTCCTTGCCTCGCAAAGCTTTCCATATATGGATAATCCCTTGATGGCTTATTCGGTCACCCGTCTTCGAGGTCAGCCACTCAGCAGTCTTACGGCTGCTATGTCCTTCATCCAGATAGTCCAAGGCCTCTTCTACCAATAGTGCTTTGTCTTCGTCAGCTACTAATACAAGTGGATCTTTGTCCGAAGCCTTGTATGCGTATGGTATTTTAGCAGTCTTGTTGGGTCTGGTTTTATCTAACCAAATGCTCAATCGTCACTTTTCGGTGGCAATATAAACATTGCCCCGCCTGTATTTTTAACTTCGACTTGTTCTTTTTTAACGAGGCCTGTTCGATCTAATATCTGAGCCGCCGCTGCTATAGAGTTTCTAGCACCCATTGCACCGGGATCTTCCAATACATCGACCATACCCCAAGCTGCGCGAGGGGCATTCATAGCCAACATTGTGGCGGCTCTTTCATTTATTTCATCTTTAAGGGCAGTCACAACAACCGTACTGGATGTATTCTCAGCATAACCAGCTAAGTTCATAGCTTTCTTAATATTACCCTTGCACTCTTCTGACATAAGGGCTTCGAGAAACATCAACTGTTTATCTGTGTACTGTTTTTCTTCTGCCATATTATCCTCTAAAGTAGATAAAGACTGAGGCTATGGCGGCGGTAATAACTATCCACCATATCCTCTCCATAAAGCGCAAGGTATGACCTCTCGCATTAAAATCGGTTGTAAGCTGTCGAACTCTGTCCCACATCAACTTTTGCTCATCGTCATAATGATCCATCCTCTTAAACAGAGTGATCATTCGTTCTTCCATACGAGCTAACGTAACTACTGCGGTAGACAGTTTATCCAGCTTATCCTCAATTCGCGTGAGGCGCACATCGGTCATCCGACTTTAGCTTTCTTAGATTTTTTGTCTTTAGCCTGAGCAAGTTTATGAGCAGCACTGAAAGATTTACCTGCAACCATAGCGGTCCTCATACTTTTCATATGCTGCGCCGTATGATGCTTTTTATGTTCTTTCATTTTAGCTTCTTGAGCCGGGGTTAGTTTACTCATGCCTTTTGAGCTTTTTTCTTTTTGGCTTTATTTTTTTTAGAATTAGGAAAGCCAGCTTTCATATCGGCATAAGCTTTAGGGCTTATTGTAGACTTTTTTTTAGTACTGCTTGTACCAGCTTTTCTTTTTTTATTAATGTTTTCATATAAAGACATTATTTCTTTTTCTTTCCAGCCATTCCGCCATGAGCCATTTTTTTCTTGGCAGCCATTCCGCCTTTCATGTAGCCAGTTTTTTTAGCAGCCATTCCACCCTTCATGTAGCCGGATGTTTTAGCCATTTTCTTGCCGTCTTTTTTCATCATGTTAGGCATATTTATTCCTTTACCAATTTTTACAGGACCAATAACGGGCTGTTAGTTTTGAAGTTGCAGTGTCGCACTTATGCCTTGCTCTAAAGGACTTACGTGCTGCGGGGTTATCCCGGCGAATTTCCATATTTTTATCGCCAAAGGTAATATACTTAACGCTGTCTCCCTCGACTGCTAGCACCTCAAACTTCTTGGGGCCGCCTCTGCGAGGTTTGTTTACTGCTTTAAAACCATGACGTTTTTTACCAGCAGCAATTTTCTCAGACTTGGTTTGCGCCATGTAAATCTTCTTTATTATTGATAAATATAAACGAGGTATATTGAAGCTACGAGTGCGGCTACAAAAAATAAGCTTCCGCCTATTATCATAATCATCTCTTGCAATTCTTCGCGTTCTTTTTTTCTACGTATCTCAGCTTCACGCCGTGCTTTTCTAGCTTGCGCTTGATATTCAATAAACGAGTCCCACATTCCCGGCCTCGCATATAATCTGCAATGAGATTCCAAAATTCTTCTTTGTTCTTTCATTTTATCTAATGCTAAAAAGGATTCAAAATCATTTGTGTCTTTGCCCATCATCTTATTAAAGACAGACTTTTTATCGTTGTCGGCTTTGTTCTTCAGGGTTTCTTCTGCCCCTATCCAATCGCCTATTTGTTTTCCTACTTGGGCTAAGTCTTTCCCATTGCCAATTGCGGATTTGATTACCCCAAACGCCGCATTAGCCATAGCTAATTCTGCAAGCATTTCTCCCCCCCGAAAGATAAGCTATAAATTTTAAGTAGCTTGTCCGACCTTAAAACACTTAGCTCTCGCCACGGCCTTAATGCCTTTTGCTATCACCATCATTTCTTGTGAAACTACTTTTTGGCATTCCCGTTCAGTATTAAACAGGCCGCCTGTTCTAGCAGACATATTACAACTAAATACATCGTAAGGTTGGTAGCAGAAGAGGATAACTCCTAGAAACATTTCTATGTTTTAATTTTCTTCATTATCAAAATCTTCTTCGATTAATTCAGGAATAAATCTTTTAGGATTAACTGGTATTTCTACAGAACAATCTTCTGTATGGAAGTATCGACCGTAACCATCAAATTCGTGTGCTAAAGGATTAGCTTCAATCTCTTTAGAAGAGATCAGCCCTTCTTCGAGCAACAATCTTTTTATATGATTAAACTCTAATACTCGACCTGTGCGCTCTTGAATAGCAGCGCGTATATAATATAAATTAAAAGACAATTTAACTTACCCCTTCATTGTACCACTTTATAATGATGTTGGTCAAGCTATTAATTAATACACTAATTAAGTAAATAGATTGACAAAAGGCTAATCTGGCGGTATAATGAATTGTCGGTTGAGCGGTATACTATAGTAGTAGGCTCTAAGTCACCCTAGTAGGGGACTGTAGTAGTTTACTTTAAGCAGTCAGCCCCGAACCCCTATCAATCTTCTAATACTCTTCTAATATCGCCTCGACTAATACCAATGTCGTTTAGGTGTTTGTCACTCATGTTATGTAGCTGCCAATAGGCTACTCGTTGCATTTGATGTTTCTGTATGCGTTTGATTAAATTTCTAAACATAATAATATCCTTAGCTATGTGTGGTATCATTATACCAACTAAGGGGTTTGTTTAGTAGATTGAGATTAGGAATACCCGTTATGATTTCAGGTAATCAATAGCTCGTTCAAGACTGTCTACTCGATCTTTAAACAGCCCCAACGCCCGATTGCAGTTATGGCATAACCACCCTCGAAACTCATCTGAAGTATGGCAATGATCTAATACCCAAGGCCCAGCCTTTAGACCACCATGACCAGCTACTGCATCACCAGATTTTAGGCATATAGGACAGCAATGATCTTCTGAGGCTGCATCTACTTTAGCTCTCAGGTCATTACGAACTTTGTTAGCTGCCGAAATACAAGAATTGCATGACGTTCTAAGATAATTATTATTAGCAATGGAGTAGCATGATAATGCTTTGTCTACACCACACTTGATGCAAACTTTAGACTCCACATCTTCAGGAGCCGTATCATCCCATCCGAATAGATTATCTTGAGGGCACATAGTCAGCGTCAAAAAGATCGGCTACATTATTTGCACTATCTTCTTTCGTCTGAGCTAAGTCTCGAAGCCTTTCAGCTTCCTTGGCAAGTTCATTCGCTATGCCGTATATTTCGTGATAATCACTTTCATAATCATCTATTATAAAATCAATAATTTCATAGAACGGCTTTTGTACCGTTAATTCTTCAAACTCACCTATCGATAGCGAAGTATTTACATACAATGTACCAGAATCCGACATCACAAAGTCGTGGTCTAAAAATAAGGGTATGCCTTCATCGAATAAAGTAAGGTCTTGACCTAGATCTTCTGTCATTAAGTATCCAACTATAACAATTAGTGGATTGGTCTACTTACATATATACTAACCCCATAGCTAATGCAATAGTTAAATACTTTACAGAGTAGTTTATTAATACACAACCACAATATATAGACACTTTACATATACCCAGCCCCAACTTCCCGCTGAGGCCATTTACAAATGCCAAATTCTAAAAATATGCCGGGGCTGTATACGACTGTGGGGGGGTGGGGGGTGGCAGATGCCCCCGGTATGCAGCGCGATCTTAAAAAAATTATGGATATAGTTAAGTCATTGTTTTTATTACGTAATTAGATGACCTGCTACTGTTATGTTATCAGGCGCAGCCCTACTATCTGTATATAAAACAATGCTTTAACCGCAGCCGAATAAAACAAAACGTGGCAGAACCTGCCAATAAAGCTTGCGTAAATAAACAGCAGCCGAAAATTAGAGTAAATTTTATAACGCGCCTAAAATCAGGGCTGACGTTTTGAGATAGGGGGCGCGGAAGGCGAGGCTGTATACCACCAGCCTCGAACGTGGCACTGAGCGGCCTTTTCTGAGCCTCTCACGCCCCATTGTACCAATTAGCTAGATGCTCTGAGAGGCGATATAAGAGCCACTGAGTAGGTGTAACAGTTCTGGGTATAAATATGCATTAGAGCAGTTTGGGCATTGTACGGCCTTCTCCGGCGCTCTCACGATGTACTGCATTTTGCTATTCAGACACAAAAAAACCCCACCGATCAGGGCAGGGTTCTTTAAGTATCGATGCTCGATGTTGGGTTATTCGTAATCGAGTTCTTCCAGATAATTATCGGCTGCTGAAACACCAAGGTCGTTTTCACGATGCCAACGTGCTTCCGAAAACTTATTGGGATAGATGGCTGGGCCTGAGTAGATCCGGCGATACTGACGGCCCATGATTGCGTGATTTAATTCCTGAACCATCACGTCATAACCTTCGCGCTGCTTTGACTTTGCCAAGTCAATTGCCGCCTCTTTAGACAAATAGGGTTCAGTCATAAATTCGCCATTGTCCTCATTTGATCCGCTCACAATATACTGCATTATTTTATCCCTTCGATGTCGTGAGAACGTAACCGGATGGTTAACTCGTTTTCAATATACAATTTCTGCAACCTCATGGTCTCGATCTCATCCGCCTCGAATGCCGAAGACCAACCACTATCAGCCAGCATTCGATTAACAGCTGAGTAGGCTGCCAGTAAATTTGGGCTGCTTTCATTACCGACTGCGTCCTTAATTTTAATATCAGGATCACCGATATAAATGTCAGCCAGTTTCACCTCGCTGTTTTTCCAATTTTGGTTTTGAATATTCATTATAAAATCCACTTCAGAGAAATATTTATTACGTTAAGTATTATTAAAAATACGACAAAATATTGGACGGCCTTTGTAAGCCGTCCAAATGTTTTAATGGGATCGATCACGTAAGCAGCCCCATCGATCTGCCACCGCCTACACCTTTATTCAGCCCCACCCGATTAGCTGCTGAACGTCCGGCTGCTACAGCGCCACTGCTTCGGCCTGAGACCCTGCGATTACCGGAAACCAAATTGGGGTGGGCTTGTCTGAATGCTACCTCTAACGCTCGATCAGCCATAACCACCAGCGCCGTACCATTGGATGCTTTCGGCTGCTGAACTGTGTCAGCGTTTTCATTGTGCATTTTTTGCAACCGCTGGCCTACACGTTGAGCCATCCCATTCATAAACGATGACCGGATGGTTCGAGGGTGGTAGTAAAATTTTTGCTCACAATAATCCGGCGTAAATTTATAGCGGTTAAACTCAAGTTCCATTGCTGATTGGATCAGGGCCAAAAGATAGAGGGCGCTATCAACTTTATGCTGCTGGCCGTAAATACACAGATTGGCTCCACTGGTGTAAAATTTTACCCCACAGAATAATTTGATGCCAAAGCTTGCCCCGATGACCGGATGCTTTACCCGACTACCCAAACTAAACCGATCCTTAACGTATTCAGTCAACTCAATATCGAGTTCTGTGAGGGTCAGATTATATTTATTTTGTAGACCCTGCATTGCTTTGGCAGCTGCCAGTGCTTCAGCTTCTGTGCAGCCGTTTTCCATTGTACGTTCTGAGAATGCTTTCAGCTTTTTTAATATGTCTTTGCGTTCCATTATTTTTCTCCATCTACTAAAGTTCGAATTGATTTTAAGGTGTTTTGTAACTCATCGATCAGGCAGCCCATTTGCACGATTTCCCTATAAGCTTCATCACGACAACCGCCGTCCTGATTGAGCAGCGTCATGCCATAAATGGTTGCAGCTGCTTTCCAAGAAGGGGCCATATTTATTGTGCCCACTTTTTTAGTGTGTGTGATTTTGAGGTCTGACATTTTACATCCATTCCATTTTGTTGGTTTCGAGGTTTCTGTATTTTATTCCGGTGCAACCATAACTGGCTCCCCACTCATCGAGCGGCTCGAATAAATCCTCATCTTTATTTTCGTTGGAATAACCACGGGCATACAAAATTTTGTCATCATCATAGAGTTCAAAATAATGTGGAAATGCTGCGGTCTCTGACGCTGTACGTTTGCGGGGTTCTTCCTCATCGATCACATTGTGAGTGATAATGAAATTGCTGTCAGCTGAAGGGCTGCCGAATATATCGGCCCCCATTTCATTCAGCAGGTTAAGGTTTGGTTTGTCAGTCATTGTGCTTCCCTTTCATCAGTTTTCTCAAGTCTGTTTTCGGCGTCCATTGCTTCCCAATCGTGTAAACAATCGGCACAAAGAAATTCGTTGGGCCTCCAATCATAAAAGCCCATCACTCCTACACCGCATCCGGCGCAGTGGTTCTTGTCATCTAGCCAACTCATTGTGCTGCCCTCTCTGCTACCTGAGCAGCCATCATGGCATCAAAGTCAGATTTCAGCTTTTTGTCCTGCACCAGCCAGTCCCACCAAGTTGGGCAGCCGTATCGGTTTTCCTGATCCCAGTTAATAAGCTGAGTAATTTTGCTGGGTAGTTTTTCCCAGCTGTGATTACAGCAGATCCAGCAATTGCCATTGTCAGCCTGTACAATGTCACCCACTGAAATTGAGGGGGTTTCGGGGTGCTTAATAAACGAAAGCAGTGCGCCCTCTGGAAGCACCGGCCGTTGAGCATTGCCAGCTGCAAAAATCATTTCCAGATGGGGCTGTATTGATTGGCTGTCGATTTCGAACTCATAGCCGAGCTGATACAGCCCCTCGTTGAACATTTCGAAAATGTCAGCAGCTGCATCCATTGCTGTGTCTTGGCTAATAAAACGCAGGTTGGCATATGCTTTAGACCAAGGCGCAAAGCCCCAGCCGTTGCCATTTAATAGAGCAATTTGCATCTCTGACATTTTGGCGGTGTATACTTTATATTTCATTGTGATCAGTCCTTGTTTTGGTTGGTGGCCCTTGGGCCGTAGGCCCATCCTACACACAGACCTATTAACTACGCAAGTAACTAATGTAAGAATTAATGATATAGCTGAGAGCCAATATAAGCGCCCTACAGACCTGTTAACTTTACTGGGTGGTTCTGGGTCATAAAAATGTCTTAACCCCACTCAGAATTGATTTGCCCTTTTTTAGACAAAAAACCCTGCCTTTTTAGGGGCAGGGCTAGTTGGGTGTTTTAATGGTTTAACTGAACCACGTTTGCAGCCGTTTGGTTGCGTCTAATCTCCGAAGCACCTCTCTGTCTGAACTATCGACATATAAAAGATCTGTCAGATGCTCCGCCATATGATCGATGGCAACCTGAAGCACGTTCATTTCTGTAGATGAAAGCTCTAGAGAGGTAGCATTAAAAGTACTCATCACGCCGCCTCTAGAAAACGACTGTCAGAGATCCACTTATTTACCTCGACTTCGCGATTGATCATTGTGACTGCTTCGGTCTCGTTTTTGTTACTGGTATTCCGAAGCTCAAAGCCGTTGCCTAATGAATGGCTGGCATAGTTTGTGAATGCTGACATGAGGCTAAATTTATTATGCCCTCGATCAGCTGCTTCCTGCATATATAGCTCATACATTTTTTCAGACTTTTGTTTTGATGGGATGATGTCCTCCAACAATTTCTGAACATCAAACGACTTGAACGAAGTCTGCGCGAAATGCTGAAGCCGTTCACTTTCCGCGTAGAAGTCGTTTTTTGCTCTGCGTAATTCACTGATAAAATTGTCTAGAGAAAACCCGCTGCTGTTTTTCCGGCGGATTGTAGAGTACTCGCCAGTGATGCAGCCGTTGGTGCAAAACGTGTCGATGGTTCCATAGAGCGCAGTATTGCTTCCGGCTTGCCCATCAACGCTGTGCATTGCCACGATACGTTGCCGCAACGAGGTCTCATGTCCACTGTCTGTGTAAATAGATGTTTCGATGCTGGGAAATTGTACATCCATTAAAGCAAAGCCACCCTGACGGCCTGATTTAAAACGCACCTCAGCCCCAGTGATATCCTCACCTTCGAGGTTCTCTGTGATTTGCTCCCATACACCATTAAAAAACTTGGTATGGCTGGCGCAATTGAAACCACCACCAACAACCGCAAACGGCTGCCCAGTGTTTCCATTAATTGCATACTTTCGATCAGCGACCCTTGTTGGTTCAAACTGTACGTCAAAATCTATTGAGGTAGGCAGTTCTAGATTATGGTTAATTGTAGTAAAATCTAACATTGTGATTGATCCTTTCGAGATCTGATTAAGTTAAAAATATATTGAGTAGATCGAGCCACAGAGACAAAGCACCGTAGCAAATAAAGAGCAGCCTCACTGCACATTGCTAATTAGGCCGTCCTTCATTGTGACCCGCCCAAACCATTCACGGCCTTGCCCAGTAATATGGGGGCGGTTGCACACTGTGAGGGTTCCATTGGATTGGTACTCAGGGCCGAACATACTGGTCTCGATATATTTGAGGCCGCTGCCGATATTTTCCTTCAAGTTTTTTTTACTTGGGTAGTTAGCGATTAAAGTCATGTGATTGATCCTTTCGTGATCGTTGGTTGTGAGTATCGAGTACTCACGTAATCCATACCACTAATAGGTCAGCCAGTGCAATTATTAATACACTAGCAAATTGACCACATAATTTTTTTTATAAATTTTTATTTTATAAATTTTTTATCCACAGGTAAATTACCAGACAAACCTAAAACACTTGCAGTTTCCAAAATGTTTTCATAGTATAAATGTAAGGTATCACTTTCTCGCGCAGGGAAATTTCTTTTTTCTCTGAAAACACAACAATAAAAGGAGCAACAATGACATCTATTAAAGAATTATTCGCAACACATCCTCACTTAGAAGATGACTTTTTAGATTCTGTTGAAGCTGCTGAATTGTCTGTCCAAGATAAAAATATAGAGTATAGCGTTGTTTACATAGATAGTATGAACACAATTATATCTATGCCATCGCAACCACCACCCAGTGAGTATGGTTATAAGGTGCTTACTTACGTAAGTAACAGCATCTAGAACAACAATTGATCATATAGGACTAACAAGAGGCCCAATACGGGTCTTTTTTTTGTTTTAATTGCGTAACTAACGACTGTTAACTTTTAATTTGACAACCTGTTAACTTAATAGTTAGGTGGCGTAGTAACCAACTAACAGGAACCAATCCTATGTATAAATCAAAATCAATTCATCAGTTGATGAACAATTACTTAAACAACCACACGCTAAGTAATGCGTGGTTGGTTTTAAACTACGTGCGTAAATACCCAACAGTATTGAGCGGCCTAAACCGCATTGAGTTGGCTATCTACAAAGCTATCGTGGTAAACTGCGGAGAGGAAATAAGATGAAAAGCAAGAACAATTCCCGACACGGCAAATCAAAGTCATTTGGCTCGATTGGCAAGAAAGCCCCACGGCACATCAATCACGACTTAAATGTCTTTGATGCTAGCAAACCTAAAAAGGTGCGGGTCAACAAGCGGCCTAAAGCTTTGCGGGGTATGCGCTGATGGGTAAGGCTCCATACATCCGCCCTCGAAAGCGAGGCAACACAACTGTCTATGGCTTTCGCCCCACAGATGAACTACTTCGAGCGTTTCCCGATCTTACACGGGAGACATTCACTTCGTCATCGGAAGCCAATACTTATGGCAACACTATTAAACGTAAGTTCGAGAAATGGAAGGCAGGGGAACATCACGATATTTACGTGAATAAGGATTCTGTCGAGGCTTTAGTGCAATATTATTTAAATTCTATGAGATTTAAAAACATTAAGACCAACAATACCAAGCGTTCTTATCTTGAACATCTACGTCACGTAGCACCTATTCACATAACTAACACATCCTTTGATCGTATGCTTGTGTCAAATGTTGACTATGACTACGTGAATACACTGTGGCTACACATAAAGGATAAGGTGTCTACACACAAAGCGAACCACACTTTCAAGGTTTTAAAGCTGGTATGGAATGAAGCGTTTCGCGCAGGGAAAGTTAAAAACAATCCTTTTTCATCAGTAAAATTGCCTAAGCTGCCAGATCGTCAGGTGATGTGGACAGATGACCAGATCAAAGGAATGGTGGCCTATTGTGATGAACATGACCAACACGCAATGGGTACGATGATCACGATGTGTTATGAGTTCTGCCAACGGCCTATCGATGTACGCAAAATGAAATGGTCTAACGTAGATGGTCGCACTGGTGTGTCTAACTTCCGACAACAGAAGACCGGAAAGCAAATGGCTATCAAGGTAACTAATGCTGTACAAAACCGATTACACCTACATCAACGCCGTAACACAGATGATTTTATCTTTGCTACAAACTACGCAAATAAGCCGTTTACTGCTGATAGGCTAAACAAAGTCTTCCGGTCATTGGCAGAGGGTTATGGGTTGCCTGAAGTGCAGTTAGTGGATCAGTTTAATAAAGATGGCAGTCAGAAGTATTCAACCATCTGGCTGGCAGATTTACGTAGAACTGGGATAACTCACGCATCTCAATGTGGGTGTAGTGATCGAGAGCTAATGAGTCTGTCGGGCCATCGTAATCCACAAATGCTGGTTGTTTACGCAGTCGAAGGTGAAGTCGAGAGTACCAACGCTAATAAGAAGCGGGGGCTGCTAGATGCTTAACTTAGATCTGGTTGGCTGCATACACTGTAATGCAGTCAGGACTGTTGTAACCGACTCTAGACCAACGGTGAAGGCGGGTATACGTTACACACGTAGAAAGCGTGAGTGCGTGAAATGTGCTGCAAAGTATTGGACTAAAGAAGTCTTAGATCATCAGTGCCGCGAATATATAACGAGTGAGGAAAAAATGTGATGAGTAAAACTAAATCAAAAAACTCAGTCTATGAAGAAGAGATGAACTGTTACGTTAAGATCAAGGGCTTTACCATTTATATTGAAGTTAGCGAAGCAACCCACAATGAACCTTCAGTAACTTTCTGGACTGAAGCTTACCCTGTAGATAGTACCACAAAACTGAAGATTGATAAGAAATATTCAGAGCATTGGCCGGGTAAAAGAACTTAGTGCTTAACAAAGTGGCGGCTTTCTAGATTAGTTATTTCTGGAGCCGCCATTTTTATTTTTAACAGAATCAAAAAACTTTTTTAAAAAAATGGCAGATTTGGCAGACTGCCAATTTACTTTCTGCCCTGCCAAATTACCCTCAAAATTATATATTATTGTTATTAATCAATAAGTTGGCTCCGGCGGTTGGGATCGAACCAACGACCAATTGATTAACAGTTGTCCTTTGTTTTCAATGACTTACGTAACTTTATACTCAATACCTGTTAACACTAGGTGTTGTTGAAAGTAATTAGCAAATGTATTAATTAAGTGGTTGACAAGATCTAGATCCCCTATAAGCTGACGCTGTCTCTTTGGAGAGGCAGAACCAACCAAAGACTATAACAACAGGTGACCAATGACAAATTCAATCAATTTAAAAATAACATTAGAGAAGACTGATGTAAAAGTTTACACAGTCGAGTACACACTCGAAAGAAGCGATCTTATTGAGTGGGTAGATAAAAATCGTGGATCATATCAGAAGGTCGAAGTAGACCCTACACTAGATCCTAATGATGGTACTGAGGAAGTATCTTGTACTGAAGATCAATACTATGATTTACACATAGACAATTATATCGATGATCAAGATCCAGATCTTTTGTTTACTGATAATTGCCACGATCACGATAAATGTAAATTTGTAAGTGAAGAGTGTTCAATTCTACAAACTTATGCAGCAGACTAATGACCTACGCTGAACAACTAGAAGTTATTAAAGGCATACCAATCCGAGAAGGTGATACAAAAGTTATAACGTGTCCTTTCTGCGGTGGCCTAAAGAAGCTGGCAGTGTCCAAGATCGATGGTCAACTCAAGTGGTACTGCTATCGAGCCAGTTGCAATGGAAAAGGTATTTACACAGGCAAGCGCAATCTAGCAGCTGCTAAAAACTATATGGCTAATAATGTAGCAGCCAGAGCAATTATTAAAAGACCAATACCTTCCATAACTACTTCAGTAGAAAACCATCAACCCGCGCTCGATTATCTAACAAGCGTCAATAGTCTTGAGGCATATCAAGCTGGTTACATAAGTATTAGATACGCTCCGGCTGAGGACAGAGTACTATTTTTGAGTGAAGAAGGTGCGGTAGGTAGGTCATTAAAAAAGTATGGGCCTAAGTGGATCTCTTATGGAATAACTACTGACGGCCTTCATGTAGGTAGTGGTGAAATTGCGGTGCTGGTTGAAGACGTACCATCAGCCTGTTCAGTAAGTAGGCTAAAAGGAATTTGTGGGGTTGCGTTGCTAGGGACAACAGTATCTATGCAAATAAAAAAATCGCTTGGAAGGTATAACACTGTATATTTAGTCTTGGATAAAGATGCTTCTGCTAAAGCACTGGCCCAAACAAAGTACATAGATAAAAGCTTTAAAGTGCGACTAACAAAAAAAGACTTGAAGTATTTAACAAGTGCATCCATAAAAGATTTACTAACTACTTTGTAATATTACTTATAGAAAGATCATAACTATACATTGATCAGTAAAGAGGGGGAATTAACAAAATGATGCGAAAAAAGAATTGCCGACAAAAGACCATACGAAACAGAAGCAGAGTTGGTGCTGGTGGACTTACTCTTGCCACTGGAATGACCCTTTGGGAATATCGCCAACGGTCAGGAAGATCTTTTAATGGAAAGCCACCCGTATCCGTAAACGGATTATGGTTGATGCTCAGTAAGGTTGGTTTATCGACTTATGGAGCGTTGGCTGGAATAAGAGCATCCTCATTTCCCAATCCTGTATTGGCTCCCCCTCAACCAAATAAAAATTGTTTGCCTAATAGAGAGCGTTCTGCATTCGGATCGCTGACGATAGGTGCTGGTAATATAGTAATCACGGGCGACTGTGAAATTTATGACAAACATTTTTAGAGTAAAATAAGGGACCAAACTTATGACTACGAAAAAAAGCCGTGCAATTTGCATTATAGATTATGAGATTGAAGGCAACTATAGAGATGCTGGAGCAGTTGAAGAAAAAGTAGAACTTGCTATTAAAAACTTGGTTGAGGGAGACAAACAAGTAGTACACTGGCAAGTAGAGTTACGTGAGCGTAGAGGTGAAGGCGCTCCTGACTTAGGAAAAATGAAATTTCGAGCTAACTAATTACGTAAATATCTGTTGATAAAGAACCCTGCTTTCGAGCGGGGTTTTTTTTGTTGCTTTTTTTACAGACCTCTTTATTAAGTGTTGGATAGAGAGGATTATAAATGCACCAATCATTATTGAATACCTGCCTTAGCAATAAATTTTATAACAATAACAAAACGAAGCTTAGAACTTCATTATTTGAGGAAACGCAGCAAGACTTATACAAAACAATCGTTTCAATGCACGATAAGTTTGAGAAAGATATTACACCACAAGAGCTTTTTAATTTTTGGAAATCGGAAAATCCTACGAGTACAGGTTCGTGGACACACGAAATTGAAAATGAAATCTCTTTAGTCGCAGAGTCTAAATCCTTAGATACGGAAATAGCTCACACCATAATAGAAAATATCTGGCGGCAACACGTTGGCCTAGACATTGCTAACTTAGGTATCGCTATGTCTGAAGGCGATACTGGTAGTATGGATAAACTAGTTACGTTACTAGATCGTGTTTCGAAGGGCTATATGCCTGATGACTTTGCCGAAGATGTTACAGATGACATTTACGAACTTCTCGCGGTAGTCAGTAATGATAATCGTTTCAAATTTAACATCGAGACTTTGTCGCGCAATTGCTACGGCATAGGTCGGGGTGAATTTGGTGTGATAGCTGCTTACTCAAATGTAGGTAAAACTGCATTGGCAATTAGTTTGTGTGCCGCTCCGGGCGGCTTTTGCCAACAGGATGCCAAGGTCTGCTACATTGCAAACGAAGAAGTAGCTAAACGTACCAAGCTTCGAGCTATTCAGGCTTATACTGGAATGACGAAGGAAGAGATCGAGTTCGATCCTCAAGCCGCCGCTGCTCGATATTCTGGTATTAAAGACCGACTGATATTTGTAGATGCACAAGGCTGGGACATTCAGATGCTGGATGCTTACCTAAACAAGCAAAAGCCTGAAGTCTGTATCGTTGACATGGCGGATAAAATTGCACTGACCCAACTCTTCAATAGTGGGCATGAGCGACTACGTGAGCTATATTACAGATTACGTGAGTTAGCCAAGAAGCATGACTGCGCCCTGATTGGATTGTCTCAGGCCAGTGCTGAAGCTGAAGGTAAAACACGGCTTACTCCGACAATGCTGGAAGGCTCCAAGGTGGGTAAGATTGCAGAGACCGATATACTCATTGGTGCTGGAAAAATGAATGATGCAGAAAACCCTGATGATCCCACCCGCTACTTAACAGTGATGAAAAACAAAATTTCTGGCTGGCACGGGACTGTTATCTGCCAACTGAATGCACAAACCTCACGCTACGAGGTTTAATATGAAAATTCTTATTTTAGACTTAGAGACTACTGTCGAGCGTATCGAAGGTCGTATAGACAACTCGCCCAAAAACCCGCGCAATAAGTGTGTGTCTGGTTATTGGGGGTGGTTAGGCACAGAGACTGTAGATTACGTAAAGAAGGCAGTCTGGTATCACAAAGATTATGATGGCTGTGATCCAACAGATGAACTGAAAGCAGACTTATTGGCTGCTGATATGTTGGTTTGCTACAACACAAAGTTTGATGCTGAGTGGCTGCTTGAAATGGGGTTCAGACTACCGCCCTTGGTCTATGACTGTATGATCATCGAGTACTTACTTGCCAAAGGCCAACGCAGACCTCTGTCACTGAAAGCCAGTGCCATCAGACGTAAGGTAAACAGTCTTAAAAAATCTGAATTAGTAGATGAAATGTTTAAGTCCGGTACTTGTTTTTCAGAGATGCCGTTAGACGTTGTTAACGAGTATGCGGAAGCAGACGTAAAGGCTTGTGGCGAGTTGTATATTGCCCAGCTAGAGATCTTAGATCGTGAACATAATCAATCTTTAAAAAAAGTCATACCCTTTATGAATGAGATGCTTTTGTTTCTGTGTGAAATAGAAATGAATGGTGTGAAAGTCGATCTAGAAGCCTTGGAAGAGGTTGAGCGAGAGTTCGAAGCTGAGAAGGTGATAATAGAAACTAGGCTAAATGAGTTAGTTGAACTGGTTATGGGCGATACCCCTATTAACCTAAATAGTGGGGCGGATCTGTCCTCTGTCGTGTACTCTCGTAGGGTAATTGACCGACATATTCATCAACAGACCTTTAACATTGGCACGAATGAAGCAGGGAAGTCTCTCAGGCCACCTTACATGAGCAACAATCAATTTGTTGAGGCTGTTCGAGCTACCACTAACATAGTCCACAAGACGCAAGCTACCGTGTGCCCTGACTGCAATGGCATTGGCTCGATACAAAAGTTCAAAGTAAAAACTAAAATTAAATTGGGTAAGAAGTATCGGGTACAAGGCGAAGCATATAAGAACCGAACTAAATGTAAAACTTGCGAAGGCGTAGGTGCTATTTACGTAAGCACTGGGGTTACTGCGGGTCTCAAAATGTCCCCAAGCTCACCATATGACGCTAGTATTAATGGCTTTAAGACCGATAAAGAAACTATCAAAGCATTAATTACGCAAGCACACAAAAAGCAGAATGACACAGCGGTGGAGTTCCTGACTAAGATTAGTAGGCTTAATGCTCTGTCTACTTACTTAGATAGTTTTGTTGCAGGTATCCAAAGAGGCACACGCAACAGTGGATTTCTTCACGCTAATTTTAATCAGTGTGTCGCGGCTACGGGACGATTGTCGAGTGGCGGTGGTATGTCCATCAACTTACAGAACCAGCCTAAGCGAGGATTTCCGGTACGCAAATGCTTTGTCAGTCGATTTAAAAACGGGAAAATAATTGAAAGTGATTATGTCGGACTCGAATTTAGGACGGCAACGGAACTGTCTAGGGATTCACAAGGACTAGCTGACATATTAGAAGGTAAAGACATACACAGACAGACGGCTAGCATCTGCTTACAGAAACCCGCTGACGCAGTAAGTAAGGATGAAAGACAAGGCCATAAGTGGGCGAGTTTCCAGCCTCTTTTTGGGGGTACTGGGGCAGGGCAGCCGCCTCATATAAAGTCATACTTTGAAAAGTTCTATTCAATTTATCCGGGCATACACTCTTGGCATCAGTCATTAATGACGGGCACTTTGAAGAATGGCACAGTCGAAACGCCGTCTGGTAGAATGTACTTTTGGCCCAACGTAACTAGAACAAAAAACGGGCGGGTCACAAGTGCTACTCAGATACTAAACTACCCCGTCCAAGGCTTCAGTGCTGACCTTGTGCAGCTTGCTTGCATCAGGGCACATAATTTATTTAAACAAGAAAATCTACAGTCAAAACTGATACTTACAGTCCATGACAGTATTTGCGTAGATGCCCATCCAGATGAAGTTGAGCAAGTAAAAAACATACTGACTATTGCTATGACGGGCGTTGGAGATGAAGCAGAAAAACGCTTTGGATACAAAACAGTAGTGCCTTTAGACATAGAAATTTCGGGTGGAAAAAACTGGTTAGATCAAGAAGAATACGCTTGATTACGCCACCTAGTTAGCGTATAATGAAAGTTCCCAATTAAGGATTTAATTAATGTCAGAACTAATACTCCAAGAAAATGGTTTATCGATAGATGAAATTAGTGCCCAGTTAGGCGCTGCCTCGACTCAAACTGGGCCAAGCATACCAAGCCTAGCTATGAATTATGATGGTGAGAATGGCCCAATGGGTGCGTTCTATCTCAAGACAGGTCAAGATCAAGCTTACGCAACTGAAGGCGTAAAGTTTAGAGCGTTTAGTAACCATATCCAATATCAACATTGGGGAGATGATAATTCTTTAATTAACAAATCTCTTATGATTAAAAATGCGAGGGAAGAAGCAAGAGATCAACTAGGCGGCGTTAATTGTGGAATGCCTTCCTATGATGACCTGATGCAACTCGATATTGAGCAAAGAAAAAAATATCAGGGTATTGATAGATATAGAGTAGTACGAGGCTTAGTCTCCTATGTTGGGAAGACTTCGGATGGTCGTGAAGTTACGATAGAAAACCAGCCGTGTATTCTGTCTGTAAAACGTAAAAACTACGGCCCGTTTTGGCATGACGTTATAAAAAAACTTCCTCAAGGAATGAACCTGTGGGACTTTGAAAGCATACTTTCGAAAGAGACCCAAACTAATTCTCATGGCAAAAAGTATTATGTTATGCACTTTGCTCCACAGTTCGGTAGCCCCATCCCAATGGATCAGCTTACCTACGACAGTCTTGCTCACGTAACTAACTTAATCACCGCAGAGAACAAGCGGATCGATGAGATGTATAAAGCAGTTTCGATGGATATTGCAGACGCCTCTGCCTCAGAGCGCATTGCAGATAAAGTTCAAGCTAGCTTGGATGCAGACGTAGCATAATGGGTATTATTATAGATATGAGCAATGAGGCGTACCACAAACAAAGTGGTATTTCCTCTACCGCAGTAAAGTCTGTCTATAAGAAAAGTCTTGCTCACTGGAAGGGCGAGAAACGTGTACAGACAGCAGCTTTTTCAATGGGGTCTGCTGTTCATGCATTACTTTTGGAAGAAAGTAAGGAATTAGTAATTAAAGGGCCAAAGACTAGGCGTTCTAAAACTTTTACCGAGATGGAAGAAAAGTTAGAGCCTGATCAAGTGATACTCACAGAAGTTGAATACAACGTAGCTAATAAGATAGCGCGAGAAACCTTAAATAATAAAAACTGCGAAGCTTATTTACGTCATAAAGATAGGCAAAATGAGGTTAGTATATTTGCAGAGTGTGAACGGACGGGATTGGTCATAAAAACCAGACCGGACTTGTTTATACCCTCTGAGGGCACTGTTTTTGACGTAAAAACTACTCAAGATGCAAGTCCAATTGGGTTCGCAAAAGAGTGCTGGAAGTACAATTACGATTTGCAAGCTGCGTTCTACATTTACACCTGCAAAATGGCTGGACTTTTAGTCGATAGTTTTAAATTTATTTCAGTTGAAAAGGCAAGTCCGTATGCCTCTCATATTCACGTAGTTAGTCCAGAATTATTGGATAATGCTACGGAACGAATGCACAATACTTTAGCTATTATTGCTGAAGCTACTGAGAAAGAAGAATTTGGCACTGGGTGGGGTGAATATAGCATCCTTGAACTCCCCAAGTGGCTATAACTACAGCCAGTGCCAAACAGAAGGGCCGAAAGCATCAGCAGTGGGTTAGGGACATTATATTAAGTCTTTATCCCCAGCAACTCCTTCCCGATGATGTTAAGTCCACTTCTTCCGGCGCTGGCGGCGAGGACGTTCAGCTAAGTCCCGCTGCCAGACGCCTATTTCCTTATTCTATTGAGTGCAAAGCTTACAAGTCTTTCGCATTTTACAAAATTATGGATCAGGCCGCTGCCAATGCTCCAAAGGGTGCAGAGCCACTAGCTATTATTAAAGGGGATCGCAAAAAGCCCTTAGCAGTGGTCGATGCAGAGCATTTTTTTAAGTTAACTAAAGAGGTGACTAATGAGCATTCCAACTAATTCTATTCGTTTAGATATATTTATTGATCCGCCCACTGGTGATTTACAGATTGATGTTATTGATAATTTAACCGCAGACCTCGGCTCGAAGCAGGTAAGTTACTATTCAGACGTAGTAAGTGGGTTAATAGCTAAGTTACATTCTGAAATAGGAAGTTTTCAAGAACACGGGTCATTGTTACGAGAACTGTCTGATCTTTATGATCACATTGATAATTTAGAAGACGATCTTGGTGTTGAGTTTGAGCCAGATGAAGAGCTTTTAGAGGCAATTAAAGAAAAACAAAAAGACGGCAATGTCGTCAAATTTAAGAAAAAGTTACACTGATGGCTAAGTGGGGCGCAATCCCGCCAGTGGAACCGTGGACTAATCATTTAACTATGAAGACGCCACACAAACCCGCTCCTGACGTTGTGAACAGTCCACCTCATTATAACGAAGGCACGATTGAATGCATAGACGCAATGAAGGCTATGGCAGACGGCGTACTGAATGTCTCTGCACATGAAGCTTACTGTTGGCAGAATGCTTTCAAATACCTTTGGCGGTGGCCTTACAAGGCTGGCGTTGAGGATCTGAAGAAATGCCGTTGGTACTTAGATCGTTTAATTGAGGAGTTAGAAGAATGAAATCACCATCTAAAATCGGTTGCTCCAGAGATGAACAATTATTGTATGCTATGGCTGAAGCGGGTTCAGAATTTCCTACTCAGGATTATTCTTCTACCCCGCTGGAAATGGTCACAGAGTTTGCAGAATGTATGGGGCAACCGCTTAATGTTCCTTGGTGTGAAGACAAGCCTCTCGAAGAATTAAGATGGGACATGATCAGCGAAGAATACGAAGAAGCTTTTGATGAGAGTTGCTACAAAAAAAACCCTGAAAATATGCTTAAAGAACTTGCTGATATGTCAATTAATATTAATGGCTACTGCGCCACTTACGGTTGGAACTTAGACGAAGCCATCCGCCGTGTTCATCTCTCAAACATGAGCAAATTGGGCCAAGACGGCAAGCCCGTAAAAGACTCCAGAGGCAAAGTGCTGAAGGGGCCAAACTACAAACCAGCAATACTCACAGATTTAGTGGAGACCAATAATGAGTAATTATTTACCTACAGACTATCAGACGTTTATCGCCACCAGCCGTTATGCACGTTGGCTTGATCAGGAAGGCCGCCGTGAAACGTGGTCCGAAACTGTCTCTCGCTATATGAAAAATATAGTTATGCCCATTACTGGAGATGATAGTTATATAAAGAATATCGAACAAGCTATCTTAGGCTTAGAAGTAATGCCTTCGATGCGCTCCTTGATGACGGCGGGGCCAGCCGCTGCACGGGACAATACTTGTATGTATAATTGCTCTTACTTACCTGTAGATGATCCTAAGTCATTTGACGAAGCTATGTTCATTCTTCTCTGTGGAACGGGTGTGGGCTTCAGTGTTGAGCGCCAGTTCATCAGTAATCTTCCAGATGTGCCAAAGCTCTTTGAGAGCGACACAATCGTTATGGTTAGGGATAGTAAGGAAGGGTGGGCTAAAGCGTTTAGACAAGTTCTTGCTCTCCTTTGGGCTGGTGAAATTCCTAAATGGAATATAAGTAAGGTGAGACCAGCGGGTGCGAGGCTTAAAACCTTTGGGGGAAGGGCATCCGGCCCCGCTCCGCTGGTCGATCTGTTTAATTTTGCAGTTAGCACTTTCAAGGCTGCACAGGGCCGAAAACTGTCGAGCATCGAGTGCCACGATCTAATGTGTAAGATTGGTGAGGTAGTCGTAGTAGGTGGCGTAAGACGATCTGCTATGATTAGTTTATCAAATCTATCAGACGATCAAATGCGTCATGCTAAAAGTGGTAAGTATTTTGAAACTAATCCCCACCGCAACTTAGCAAACAACTCTGTAGCATATTCACAAAAGCCAGACAGCATGAGCTTTATGCGCGAGTGGATGGCTTTAGTTGAAAGCGGATCTGGTGAGCGGGGTATCTTTAATCGTCAGGCGGCAAAAACACAGGCTGCTAAGAATGGTAGGCGTGAGGCTAACTACGAATTTGGGACCAATCCTTGTTCTGAGATAATTTTAAGGCCAAACCAATTTTGTAATCTTACTGAAGTAGTTGTAAGGGCCACAGACACAGTCGAAGATTTAGCTCGTAAAGTCCGTATCGCTACAATCTTGGGTACTATACAAAGTACTTACATAAAGTTCCCTTACCTACGTAAGACTTGGGAGACTAATACCGCAGAAGAGCGTTTGTTAGGGGTATCTCTAACAGGAATAATGGACAATCCATTAATGACTACTGCTAATGCGGCTTTGCAAAAAACTTTGGGGCATTTAAAAGATGTTGCTATTAACACTAATATTGAGTGGGCTGAACGCCTTGGCATCCCTCAGTCTACTGCTATTACGTGCGTTAAACCTTCCGGTACGGTATCACAACTGGTTGATAGCGCCTCTGGTATTCATGCTCGTCACTCACCCTATTATATTCGTACTGTTCGTGGTGATACTAAAGACCCACTAACTCAGTTTATGATAGACCAAGGCATTCCTAGTGAACCAGAAGCATTTAAACCTGATCAAACGACAGTATTTAGCTTTCCCATGAAAGCTCCTAACGCTGCTGTATGCACTAAGGATATGACGGCTCTTAAACAGCTTGAGATGTGGCTATTGTACCAAAGACATTGGGCAGAACATAAACCAAGTGTCACTATTAACGTAAAGAAAGACGAATGGTTTGAAGTAGGTGGGTATGTGTATGAAAACTTTGACGAAATGTCGGGCGTTTCATTCCTACCATATGACGATCACATTTATCAGCAAGCACCTTATCAAGAGTGTGATAAAACAACATATAACGAGTTGTTAAAAAAAATGCCGTCTAAGATAGATTGGTCTGCATTGTCAGACTATGAACTCGAAGACACTACAGTATCTATGCAAACACTTGCGTGTTCTGGAGACAGTTGTGAGCTAGTAGATATATCTGCGTAACTAGTTATTTTTACATAAAAAAACCTACAGATCGCTTGACCTCTAGGCTCGTTTATTGTAAAATGTTACCAGAATAAGGTTAATGATTGGTCACCTTGTTCGTTGGTTGGAAACCCCTTGCTTTGGTTGGCGAGGGGTTTCTTTTTATGGGAAGGCGTCTTGCATCTGTACACTTACGGACGGCGTTTCTTCGCCTTGTGCGCTATCAACAATAGCTCCGGGGTACGCCATTGGCAAAGTGCTTAATTTGTTTGCAGTGCCTTCAACAATACCTTTACCAACTGCTTTAAGTGTGCCCGTAATCCCTAATTCTTTTGCTATTATTAAATATTCTTTAGCGGCCTGAAACCCACTTCTACTAATAGTAGGGTTTGCATCGAGCATTGCAGCTAACAGTCTGGGTTGTTTAAGTAATATGGTAAGCTCTTGTACCTGTTTACCTAAAGGGAATTGATCTACAAATTTCTTAAATGCCGCAGAACCAATTGCCGCTGCCTGAAGGCTGGCGTTACCTGTACCAAACAAGACACCAATATTCGCACCCGCTATTCGAGCTATGTTCTTTTGAATATCTGGCGTATCACTCATAACTTTATTGAAAACGGCTGGGTCACGTAAGCCTTTTTCTATCCTTAGACCTTCTGCCAACATATTAAGAATAGCGTCCCGTTCCTGTGGCCCCATAATTTCTTTATTGACCATAGTATCTAAAATATTGGTATCGCCTTTTCTGCCACTTAAAGGTTTTAGAAGTCTTTCGGATATTTTGAGTAAATCAGGAGATCCATCAGGTTTAGTTGCGCCCCTAAATAGTTCATCCATTGTAGCGTTTCTAAAATCAATCTTAGCGTCAATTGTAATAGCTTCATCTGCAAGTCTTGAGAAACTTTCTACAGGGTTAGCATCATCGATGGCTTTGCCTATTGCTTCAGGAAGTTTTTCATTTGCTGCGGAACTTAAATCTTCTATTAATTTATTCGCTGTACGCCTTGCATCGTAGAGTAATGTAATATTGTTTCTGAGATCTGGAAACTTATCGAGTAAGTCTGAGTTTTTAGAAACAAACTCTTCAATAGCTTCTGCGCTTAATTCAGCTTGTGTTCCATCTACATTCTTCCCGGCAAGTTCCTCGATCTTTGACCTTAAAAAATCTTCTTGGGCAGCAGACATTTCATCACCTAAACTTAAAGGTAGATTATCTGCCTCAGTAGTTAAGGCTGTTTTATCTGCACTTTGTCCACCTTCGTTAAGTTTAAAATTATCAGTAGCAGTCTCTGGCCCACTTCGACTATAGGTAGCACCTTCGGGTCTATTAAACAGTTCGTCTAGTCGTTCTTGGTCTGCCACCCCATCTGGCAATTCCTCTTTTGAAATAGGATTTCCGTCAGCATCTACTACATCATCAGAAAATTGTCTTTTAGGGCCACGGCGTCCATCCGGCGGAAAAACTCTTTCACCATCAATTATAACAAAGCCATCACCTTCTTGAGTGCCTATAGGATAGCTAGTATTCTCTGGGTACAGTAAACCTTCATTAGTAGCGACTTCAGTGTTACTTGTACGTGTGCCATCGTCACCTAATGTAGAAGCTTTTCTACGTGCTTCGTCCTCAGCCCTAAGAACTGCTAAGTCCGGGCCTAGATCATCAGCAAATTGTGTAGCGTCCCGTAACTCCCCAAAGTTAGTACCTGCGTCACGGCCCCCTGCACCAAAACCCTCGCTTAAAACATCTGTATCTCTTACTGTAGTGCCGCCTGTTTTTTCGGTAGAAAGTATGTCTTTAGTAAAATACCTATTAAAGCGTTTGTTTAATTCTAAACTAAAGTTTCTAGCAAGTCCTACAGTGTCACCCGCTGCTCCTTGTAGTTTATTCAATTCATCAATACTTGCGCCAGCTAATTCATCAAACAAACCTGCGTGGAAATAATCGTTATTAGCACCAAACTTGCGAGAATTAGACAACATAATAGAACGAAATTTTAATATTTCTCCTACTGGTATTCCTTGACCATTTTTAATTTTTTGGTTTAGAATATCTATCGCTGTGTCTATTTCATCTCCACCAGCAATTCGCATCCCATCAAGAAGGTCGTTTGCGTAAATTCCATCTATCGCTTCAGATATTTTTTTACCGTCTAGAATTTGGTTTTTGTCTATGCGGTTCCAAAGAAAAGTTTCCATCTCACGTATGTTAGTTTTTGCTTGAAATAGAGTTTTTTGAGCCAGTGCAGAAGCCGCTGCTTGATCGCCTGTGCCTTTTATAGCCTTCATGGCTTCTGCTACATTGCTGGAAGAATTTGCAAAACGTGCATCTATCATAGCCGAATACGCTCTTGTACGTAGCGCCTCTGCGGCGGCTGTATTTCCAGCCCGTGCAAGGATCTCTGATACCTCAAATATGCCAGTTATAGCATTATTAGCCCGTTGCATAATTTCGCCACCAAACTGAGGACTTTCGCCCATCAAAGTTTTTTGTAACGCTAAAAGAGTAGGGTTATTACTTACTGTACCCGCTGGTAATAAATTGACTGCGTTTGGCGTGAGAGGATTAGCATCTTCCAATGCTAGTTGTGTCTCAATGTCAGACTGCATTCTTTCGGGTGTAAATTTGTCTGCCTCAAGTCGTAAGGCATCTGCCATTTCTGTGTTGCCGTTTTTAGCCATTAAATCGGCTTCTCTTAACAGAGACTGCCTACTTGCATCTGCTGCCACAAGTATCTGTTGATAAGCCCCTTGCTGGGCCGCAGATGTAGTGACGCCTTTCATAGCTTGCTTAAATATACCGCTTACTACACGTACCCCCGGTAAATTTCTTGCTATTGCAGGGGTAATATTGCCAGTTAAAGCACCAAGGATTTCCCCGCCAGCTACTGCATAGGGATTATCACCCATTCCAATTGCTTCTACCGTACTTGCGCCAATCGCAGAACCCGTAGTTGCGTATGCTTCACCCTTAATAAATTTTTTCGGGTTATTTTTTATAGATTGCATAAGAGGATTAGCTATCCCAAAACCAGCTTTTGCTGCTTTTAAAAGAGCAATTCCGGGCAAAACATTTTCTGCAATAACGCGAGAAGCAGCGGCCTGAGTTCTATATTCATCAGGAATTTCATTAATATTATCTACGTACTTTGTTTTGTTATCTTCATCAAAGTCTGTACCAAAAGTTTTATTAACTGTTGAAGCAACTAAGTTTGCAGCGGGGTCAGTAGTAACATTAGCAACCTTTTCTATACCTCTTCTTACATTTTGGCTTCCAAAAGGGGCTACCTCTGAAGAGAACAAAAAATCTTTTGGGTCAGTGCTTAAATAAAAATCTGGATCATAGTTAGGGGAATCTGGATCGTCTACTCCTTCAGGTGGGTTTAAACTTGCCAACTTGTTAGCTCCGGCTCTTACGCCGCCTTCAACAACCTGCGGGATCATATTAAGTAAATCACCGGGCAAGCCTATTATGTTAGTTAGCCCTGTAGCTCCCATATTCATATTGGCTTCGAATTGACTGTCTATATCTTCGCGAACAGTCTTACCTGATGTCAAATAATCTAGTAAGTCACTAGTACTTACCCCGGCATCAAGGGCTTGTTGTAGATCAAGGGTCTCATCATTAACATTTAGCACGCCATTACTGTCTTGTAGTAGGATGTTAATAATATCTAAATCATCGACATTGTTTTCTCGATCAGACCTGATTTGATCAACATTAATTTTTCTTGACTCTTCTGCCATTTATAATTCCTTACTAATCAATTTTTTATAATATATGAGCTTACTGATGGTTTATTTTTAGGATTAGCCCCACCCATATATTCTAAGACAGTGGTGTAAGTTCTTTCCAACTCTTGTAAGGCAGCGCGGGTAATAGTAGCCTTCGATAAAGCAGCTTTTGTTATAGTACCTGCGCTCTCTGCTTGATTTAGCTTCTGTAAACTTATTTTGATTTGGTTAAGAGTTAAGCCTACTTGGTCTCTGGCTTTATTTGGACCTGTAAGTACTTTTCCGGCTTCTGGTAAAGTTCTAAGTATCTGTTGTTTGTTCCAAACGCTGTCCTTAGTGCTACTTGCCGCCGCAATGTTTATTAAAGTATTTAATCTAAGGTTGTCCATAAACCTGATAGCTGCATTGGCTTCAGGATAAGCTCCGCCGCCCAGTGCATCTGCGGCTGTTCCAATGACCTTTTTAAATGCGCCTTCGAGGCCAAAGGCATCTTCTAATCCAGCCAAGGAACTAGCAGCTACTCGGAAATCATCGTTTGACCTTATCATTTCGGGAGTGATAGTTATTTGTTCACCATCTAGCCCTACAAATGTAAGTCCATTTTTTTTCCAATTAGGATCAGATCTTGAAAGAGCCGCATCTAATGAAGGCGCTGCATCTAATCCTGTCTCAATGACTTGACCCGTTCTATCGGTTAGATCAACAATCATAGGCATACCACTGAAAGTAGTTGATATTTTAATGGTTTTATTAACTATCTGTGATGCCAGCTTTCTATTCTCTGGAGTATCCTCAAAACCCATATCACTCATTACTTGAGACACATTGCCTAACTTAATTCCACTCCATCCTTTTTCTTCCGCATCTTTTTGGTCTGCTTCTGACCTAATTTCCAGAGTATCCCCGTTCAGGTAATAAGTACGCACTGGGTAGTCAGCAGTCTTTGCAGTCGAGTCTTTCCACGTAGTTTCCCACTTGGTAAGTACGTTAATAAGCTCTTGCCCTGTTTTATTTGCGTTTTCTGGTAAGGCTAAATGTGTTTTGAGAGCAACTTGATATGCATTTATATCTTCGCCTTCAGCAATTTTACCTTCAGATGCCGCTAGAACCGAACGTACTCTGGCAAAACTATCCAGATCTTCTTGTTTAGTAAGTTTGTTTGGACCTAGTGCCGCCAAGTGAGCGTCTAAGTCCCGTGTTGATTTAAAGTTTTGTTGTAAGGGGTCTAGGTCTTGAGAAAGCTTAGTAGCCGCTACCTGATCAATTTTTGAATTATAAATACCTTGGACTAGAGATAAAGCTTCTGGTTTTTCGCTTAACAATCCTGTGTCGATAATTGCTTTTAAGTTTTCAGAACTCATCTTCACAAGGTTTTCTTGGTCATTAAACCACTTTGGCGGTTTGTCTGTAATATCTGTAAGCTCTTTCCATTCTTTTTCGATTGCAGCCATAGCAGCACTGTCAGGGACGGTAACTTTGTTGTCGGCTCCTACAGTTAAAAAACCATTTTCTGCATACTTAGCTTTTAAGAAACGCTCTTTAGCAGGTAGTTTTAGTTCAGCTTGCAAATCATCTACGTTAGCCCGTTCTACAGCGAGGCTTTTCAACAGTAGTAAGTCGGACATAGATTGTAGGTTTTGCTGGTAGAATGGATCATCTGGATCTAGTTTACCCTGTGCCTTAATAGCTTGTTCATAAAAATCAGCGTCTTTATCCAGTGTTTTAGACAATGTTGCAAAACTAGTAGAATTTTCTTGCGCTTGCTTTATTCCCAGAGCAAGTTGAATATTATCGCCAAAGGTAGTGCCTTTTTCGTATATTACAGAATACATTTGTAAGTCACTGAGCGGCTTTAAAAGCAACTTTTCTACATTATTAAATATTTTAGCGTCTTCTACTTCTGCTTTTTTGACCGCTATTACACTTTTAACCAATGTTTTTTCTTCATCAGTTTTTGCTACAGCGTTTAGTATGGTATTTAAACTTGTTTGTTCTCCCTTGCTGTCTACAGGCATTCCTAAAAGCTCTTTTTGAGTATAATTGCCTACTACAGTATAGAATTTTTGCCCAACCGCCCAAGCCCTAATAGCTCTAGCATCGTCACTATCCTCGCCTTGGTTAGCGATTACTTTTTGCAGTTCGCCTTGCCAATTATTTTCTCTAAGATCACCTGTATCATAAAAAGGCTTAGTGTAAGGTTTAAGATCTACTTTTTGAGAAGAAGAAGTAACAGGTACTTCCTCAGTAGTCATTTCCAATTGACTTGCATACAGACCAGAATCAAGCATCTGTTGGGCTTCTGCTGCTGCTTTTATTTTTTTTGGGTCTTTACCTTCATATTCTGCAAATCTTTTTAGATCTTTAGCAGAAAGGGGTCTTTGTACCCCACCTTCAACATACTTTCCAAGGGTTCTATCAAAACTTGTACTAACAAACGGACCAATTCTATCTACCCTTTTTGCGGGGCGTTGGTCAAAACCACCGTCTACACTTACTGTTTCTGTACCCATATCCGTTACGGGAAAACTTAATCTATTACTGTTCATTAGTTCAGCAGTAGCAGTTCTAAGGCCGTTGTAGTCATTGTCAGAAGCTTTAAGATCATTTTTGAAGTATGATATTATTTCTGCGTTGCTACCTGCGTCAGCCCCTGCAAATTCTAGTGCAAGGCGTTTTGCATTAGCTTCTATTTTTTGCTCTAGTAAGTCAGCAGTTTTTTGGGCTTTTTCATTTTCCCTTGCTATTATTCTATTTTCTTTTCTTATAGCAATTTCTTCGAGCCGTTTTTCTTCGTCCCGTTTTTTTAATCCGTAACTAACCTCTTCAAAAAATCCTTCAAAGGGGTCTGTTTTCTTTTTGTAATTACCAGAGGCAATATTTGACCTTATACCAGCAGCCGCAGTCTTAAAGCTCATTTTCTGGTTCCTCTTCCTCAATAGGATCTTCGCCTAACATTGCGGCTTGTTCGTCCTGTGGGGCTACCATTTGATCAGGCATAGTCATCAGCCCCTCTGTGGGAGCCTCTGGAGCCTCTTCTTCTAATAAAGGCGCTTCCTCTTCTTCTTCTTGATTAATGATGCCTAGAGAGGCTCTGAGAAGAGTAGGGGTAATAATGACACGATCTTTGTTTTCTACACCCATTTCATATTTGAGGCTTACATCCTTAGCTGCAATCTCTATGTACCGGGCTAACGGACCCGCTATGAGTATAGCAAGATCGATAGATACTTTACCTTTGCTGACTGCTTGTAGAAGCAGTGTGGTAACTACTGTAGTGATGTGAGCATCGATGCCAAGCATTGCGTAAATAAGTTCTATTTGCTCTGGTTCGTCTATCTTGTCGATAAGATATGCTACGGCTTCATCGTAGTCTGTGATATCGGGCGGCCTATGCCACGCATAATTACGGGTGTCTGCGGTATAGTTTCCGCCGGGGATGGGAGCATCAAGTTGCATCAGTAAGCTCCTCGTCTTTAGTTTTTTTGCTGTCAGTAGGCTCATCTAAAAGCTCTGCTTCTAGCTCATCAAAAAAGTCCGGTGTATAAAACAAACCACTTTCGGCAAGCTGTCCTGTTTGCATAGGAGACTTACCCGCAAGAAATGTTTTAATAGATTTTTTCACCGCTTCATCAAATGTCATTATATAATCCCTTACTTACGCTTAAGCAGTTAGTGTTTTAGTCAGCCATTGAGACCCACTAGTTGAGCCTATGTACGCCCCACCTAATTTGAGAAGACCACTCATAAATCCGCTACCAGAAGACTGCCCTGATTGAGCGGTCATTTCTGCCATCAATAGGCGCATTTCGCGCTCCATATCGTTGTCAGTGGTTCTCCAAATGTAATCTAGAATATTGTCTGCGCTGTCCCACAATTGATTTTGTGCTTCTTGGGTCAGATCCAGTGCAGATTTTACGTCAGCAGTATGGGCATCTACCGCAATTTGGTTGTTAGTAGTGGTGACTGTTTTTCTCCATCCTGCATTAGCGAAGTCTATATTGTATTGCATACTTGCTAGAAATTGCTGCCTGTCATTTTTAATATCCGCTGAAAACTCAGAGGCGTCATTAATTTCACCAGCATTGAATTTTTTTAAAGCGTTTTGTTCAGAACTATTGTGCCGATCAATTGATACCTGCAATTCAGAATAAAACTTATTTACGTCATTTTGAGCTTCGGCTGAAAATAATCTCTCTGCGTTTTTAGCTTTTGCATTATCAAACATTTCTTGAACCATTGCCTGTTTGTTTACAACTTCTGCTTGCTGTTCGTTAGACAGGTTGCTTAGATCCATCTCCATAAAGTTTTTGGCATTCTGAATAGCTGCTTGTGAACGCGCATCCACATTAGTCATCTCTAACTTAGATAGAATATTAGCTTTGTTTATTATTGCCTCTTGTTTATTACTTAAATTAGTAGTGGTAAGCGTTTGAAAAAACGTAGCTTCTTTTTCTGCAACGCCTAATGTAGCTTCCATGATTGCATTACTCATTGCATCGACTGCGGCGGTCCCTGTAATATCGTTAAAGGCAATACTTTTCATCACATCCCGATGACTTGCAGCGGCCCACGGCGGGATCACGGCATTACCCTGCGAATCTGTGAATTCCGCAGATATAGTCTTCATCTGAAATAAAATAGATGTTTTAGCGTCTACAAAATCTTTGCCTTCTGCATTCAGCTTATCTGCTAAAAGTTTCCCTGATACAGTTGAAGTGTCTACAATTTTGGATAGATCTACTGAAGCCCAATCATTAAGGGAAGAGCCTAGCTCGTTTTTAGTGCCGTCAGCATTGATGCCAGTTGCAGCACCCGTCATATCAACAGTATACTCGTCTGCGTTTACTGTAGCTTCCTCACTAACTGTACCTGTAGCAGCATCAACCATTTGAGCGTCAGTTAGATCTACTTGCTCTGCGTCATAAGTTACTGCGTCAGGTTGAGTAACTCCTCCTACAGTAGCCGCATCTCCAGAACCAGAAGCAGTATAGCCACTTTCTCCTTCTAAATCATAGTTTGGATTTGTACCATCAAGCGTAGTGCCCTCAGTATTTGCATCAATTTTGGGCATAATATCAGCTAGTGTAAGGTTTCTGTCTGATAAAAACTTAGTAGGGTTTGCTATAATAGCCTTTGAATCAGCTTGGCTTTGAATAATACCAGCTTTTTCAGCCATTGCTATAATATCGTCTGGCGAGGGCGTACCTTCTACGGTATTAGTATCAATATTGTTTTGTTCATATTGATTTAATTCAACAACGCTTTTATTTCCATCATCACCACCGCCACCTGTAGCCACTGCCTTACGCCGATTGTATTCATATCCAGTAATTGTACCATTTGGGTCTAGTATACCTGTTTCGGAGTTTACGCTCATACCCAATTTGTCTTTAACAGTCTGCCCGTCTACGACTACTTCATAGGGCTGTCCTATTAAGTTATAGGAATACTTATATCCTTGACCGTTGTCATATACTTGGCGGCCCCCAATTACCCCAACACTTTGGTTTGTGGGGTCTAGGTCTAAAGACCAGTTAGCAATACCTGTTAATATAGAAGGAACTAAAGTAATTGGGGCCATTATCCCTAAAGCTGCATCAGCACCAGTAAGAGAGGCGGGGGCTACACCTTTAGCCTTAGCTACTGGTTTACCATCACTGCCCACGGTTCCATCATTAGAAGTAGTGTTAGCATTACCTGAAATTACGTTTGTAGTGCCTTTTGCTGTACCACCTGCTGTAAGCGAAGTTCCATCACTATCGTTGACAAGATTTCCTTTCACATAAGAAGCCCCATCGTCTTTAGTGAACGTATTAGCTACGCTTTCTGCAAAACTGTTCCCATCGCCAAATGTGCTAGACCATAATCCCATTTATTTATCCTTTTCTTCGTCACAGGCTCTTATCCTGTCGCGTAGTGTCACATAATCTGCGATAGCCGTTTCAAGGGCAGTGCTTTCAGCAGGTAGACTATTAATCTCTTCTGCAAGTTTTTGGTTATATTCAGGTGAATACTGCGCCATTGGTGGGCAGTAGATTTCCAGTTTGGTCCTATAGACCGGAGTCGCGCAGCCTGTCAGTAAGATCAGCCCGGTCATTAATATCATCTGTTTCATGCTCTGCCATTTTCTTATAAAAGGTTGTGGTCTTTTGCTGCGCTTGAAGATCGTCTTTAAGAACTTTGTTTTGTTCTTTGGCAGCGCCCCGCACTCTTCCCATGACGTAAAGAATAGGTAGAGCAATCGCTAAAGTAGCTATTATGTAAGTTTTGATCTTACCTAGAATAAACACTAGTGAATGCCGTCCTTGTTGTCTTTCCATCGAGAATAGGCAGCCAAAGCAATCCCGCCGATAGCACATATTAAAAATACAGTTTTTAAGCTATCTGCGTAGGCAACTAGTCCCTGAAGCTGACCTGCTACTTCATTCAAGCCTGTAGCTGCACCAGCTAGACCCGCACCAGCCATAGTTTTAGACTTTAATAAGGATTTTGGGGCTTCAGCAGTAGGCTTCTGAGGCATCTCTGGGCCGCCTTCATCTGAAGGTAGTTGTGCGTCACGGCTAAAGATAGCGGCTTCCGCTGCACGGCGTCTAGTAAGTCCACGTAGAGGTTGTAATTTACCGTCTACACGGGCCTTGTTCCATCTTAAAATTTGCTCTGGACAAGCATCATAATTTCCCGCTGACAGAACTTTGAGCAAGGTGGATGATTTAAACGCACCACCGCCTAAATTAAATACAAATGAGGTTAGGGAGTCAAACTGACCTTGAGTAAGCGGCACGTTTACAAGACGTTTAACAATCTTGCCGTGTTCGTCTATATCATCTCTAAGTCTTTGTTCTGCTTCTTCAACAGTGATCTTCATACCAGAACGGACGCCTTTACAGGAACCAAATCCTATAGTCCATTTTCCAGCGGGGCAGCGATAAGCATGAACTAAGCCATCGTCTTTTATTTTGTGAAGTCCTTCAAAGCGTTTGACTAGATCAACGCCTTCTTGTGATACTGATGTTGGGTGCATAATTTATCCTGTGCTTGCGAATGGAGAGGCAAATCCAGAATTAGGCACTGCGCTTGAAGAGGCAGGGGTTAAATTACCCATTGCCGCATTAGCACCCGGTCTGGATTGTAAGTTATTCAAATTTTGTAATACGGTTCGAATATTAACCGTCTTAGATCCAAGCCCCTGACCAGAACTATCGAAACTATTTAAGATCAGGTTGCCTTGCTCATCCATTGCCCGTGCAATAGTATTTCCTTGATCGTCTATGGTATTTTCGATTAATTTTCCGTTATCATCAAAGGCATTGCCCAACTGATTAAACTCTTGGCGCATACCCATATCTAAGTCTGTTTGACTTGAAGCAATTTTAGCTAGGTCTCTAGTCTGAGTAATCTGCCCTGCATCCAGCCCTGCTAATCCTTGTGCAAACTGGCTTTCTAGGCTTGCAGCTTTCTGGGCGGCTGCTTGAGCATCTCCTTGTGCAGCAACAAACCCGCCTTCAACTGTGTCTCCTAATGTCTTCAGTCTACTATCTACACCCTGTGCCACGTTATCTACTTGAGTAGTTGCAGCTTGTGCAAATTTACCCATATCTTCTCTTAGTCGATCTGTTTGGTTAGCCTGTGCGGTGGCTAAATCAGTCCTAGCTGTTTGAGCTAATTCTTCATCTTCGCCATAACGCTCTACGTAGTTATCAAAACTAGAAACAAAACCATCTTGCCCAGATTGAAGGGCTGCTTGATTTATTAAGGATTGGTCGGCATAGATATCTGCGGCACTAGACATAGTGTTTAAATCTGTTTGCAATTGGTTTTGGCTTGTTAATACATTAGATTGCGTATCTGCTAATTGCGTAGATGCATCTCCAAAACCTGTATTAAGAGCATCCCCTGTGTCTTGAAACCCAGTGGCTAAAGCAGCATCTGTAGTATTGAAACGTGCAGTACGATCAGCTTGTGCGTCAGCAAAACTTTGATCCTGATTTACAAAACCTTGATCTACCGCGCCTTGTACATTATTTACGCTAGTATCTAGAGTATTAAAGCGTTGGCCTTGGTCATTAAAACCACCTGTTACATCAGTTTGTAAGTTGCCAAGGGCTTGGTTGTTGGTGGCAAGGGCTGTAGCGTTGTTTCCAATTTGTGCGCTAACTCCAGAAAACTGGTCATTCATCCCAGTATTGTAAGTATCGAGCAAAGACTGGATATTAGTAAAACCTGCATCCATTCCAGTATTTATGTTAGTACCTAAGTTAGTAACACCAGAAGATAAGTTGTCTAATTTAGCACCCGCCCCAAGAAAACCTTCTTCAGCCTGTGCCCCTAAGAGGCCTTGGTTAGTTTGGAGTTGTGCATACTGATCATCTCCTAGACCCGTATTAGTTGTACTACTCGATCTGTTAAAACTCATTTGCTATCCTTTACTCCTAAGAAACCAACATCCCGGTATCCCATTCGTTGTAAAAACTTTTTATATCCAGTGCCGTATGCTTCAGTGGACGCTCCTATGGATATTTCTTCAGCGCCGTTTTTTCTGCCCCACTTTTCAAAGTGCAAAACCATATTCTTTAATATCAAGGGCGCGTTTCTTCGATGCTCTGGTAAAATACAAACCGCCCAATCACCCGCATATTTCATGTCAGAAAAATAATGAAAATCTACGTAGCCGTGAAAATAACCAAGTATCTCGCTTGAGTTGTGTTTTAGTGCTACTGACACATAAACATTGCTGTTTGGGTTTAAACTTAATGACAGAAGACGTTTAACTTTATCTTCTTTGTAGGTAAAAACTTTATAGCGTGAATTTTGATGAAGCCACTTAGATATTTTTAAAACTGAAGGTAAATCGGTTTCTCTAAGTCGCCGTATATAAACGGTCATACAAACCTAATTTGATATAATTATGTAATTATTATAGCACTTTATTAATACACTAGGCAAGTGCTATCTTCTGCCTATATTAGTAAATCCAAAAAAACTTGCTACCAGCGCAGAAACACTTACAAAGTACACCCCAGCTATAGAAGTAAGGCTTTCTGTGGCCTGATCTAAACCTGCCCATGATGTTGCAACAATAGAGAATGGATACAGTAGCATCCCGCCTAGTGCGAACCATATCATGGATCTCTGCTGATCTCTCTTACTGTTTTCGTCATCAATACGCATACGGCGGTCTTCAAGCTCCAGCTTCTGCCACTCCGCTGGATCTATGTGACCATTTCCATCTGTGTCGTATTTTTCGAATTCAGTCATTATTCAGCAGCCCAAGGTACGCCAGTAGAGTTAGCAGCGGCACGATCTATCTGCCCTTGCACCTTTGCTGTATTCTCAGCTTCAGTACGAGCTTTAGCTTCAGCGGCGGTTTCATCTGAGCCATCTTCTTTTTGCTCAATTAGACTACTATACACCCAACCAAGCACATCGGCTTCCGTAAGGTCTGCGTATGCAATGTAATCTGATGCGGAAGGGTCAGCAGTGCAGCGTAGCTTGCCACCGTATTGTGCTGTATATGTGCCGTCATTTGAAATTAGTGACCAGTTAACAAGGAATACACCGCCATCTGAATCTTTATGCGTCATGTCGTTGACGCTCCAAGTTGTAGTTATTGCCATTTGTTTATCCTTCCAATGCCGTTAAGCGTGTCTCAATAGCTGCAAATCGTTGCTCATTGTATGCCGCTAAGAATGACAGCAACTCAGGATAACGCATACCTAAACGTGTCTTTTTAGTTGACCCTTCTGGCGCTTCATCTTCACTTGCCCACTTATCTGTTCTGGTATAAGCGTCAGCAGCTTCAATGCCTTCATCCTCATTAGCTTCAACGGCTGCAACCTCAACGTCTTTTTCCCACCAAGGACTTTCTATAAATAAAGAGTAATCCCCTGCATCTAAACCCTCTGCGGTAAAAGCATCTTGTACATCTTGTGCTATAACACCTGTGTGTGTACGAGCAGTTTCTCCTTTAGCTGCCTTTTCTGCAACTTTAGCTTTCCAACGGAATGTTTTAAATAAAACAGAAATACGTTTTGCTACTAACATTTCTTTTGAAGTAAGTGTAGCTATGTCTTGTTTATCATTACGGTCAGATGTTTGAATTGTTCCATTTGTAGCAAAAATGTCATTGAGCCTACCACTACCAAAACCCAAGTCAACTGCATCATCAGAGGCAGAACCATTTTTAAATGGTACATATGAAGCGGCGTCAAAGCGCAAACCAGATGCATCGCCTGTGCTTCTTATTAAAATCCTATTTCCGTTTATATCAATTTGACCTCTAGTAGTTCCTTGCTCAAAAAACTCTACCATACCAACATTGCCACTTGATGATGTTCTGTTTATTTTCAAAGCCATCCCATTACGACTTATACCCACCATTCCATCACTAAGAAGATTAGTTCCTACTGCGTTGTTGCCGACTGTGTTCATTTGAGTTGTGCCAATGCCTATCGTATCAGCACTAGCATCTACAAAAAACATATGATTGTTACTACCACTGACAACACGGAAGTCTAAAGCACCACCACGGTCTATGTTAAATACTGCTCCAGCAGTGGGGGTAAAGGTAGCCATAGGAATAACAGAGCCAACGGTTGGCCTACCAGACCAAAGGTTTATACCACCGTCAGAATCGTTGTCATGGTTAAAAAGGTGAAGACCCCTTGCACTATCTGTGCTGGGATTTGTGCCTGTCATGCCCTTATAATAATCAGTGTAAGTACCCGCTTGGTATGACATGACCAGAGAGCCAGAGTAGTCTGTAGTAACACCAGCAATAGCAGCAAGTGATGCAATAGCAGCAGGTGTTGTAGTTGACGCTGCTCCGATTATAACTTGATCGTCTCCCCCATTAACAACTAGCATATTAGCGTTGTCATCTGATTTAACACGGAAGTCTATGTCTATACCTGCTTCGTTAAATACCATTGAAGCGACACTAGCATCAGTATTTATGAATGACTGTACTTCTCTGGGTGTTCCATTTAAATAAGCTGTCCAAGCAAACGATACATCTTCACTTCCTGCGGTAACATCTCGCATTCTAGCTGTTAAATCAAGAAAGTCATGCTCGGTTCCGTCACTGTTTTCACTAGTCCACTCTAAAACACCTATTAAATCATTATCTGCGGGGGAACCTGAATTTCTACGAAGTTTTAATCTCGGACCTTGGTTAGCATCGGCATCTGTTGATATAAGAGTTAGCTGTGCAAGGTTATCAGCAGTGCTTATTGTAGAAGCAGCATTACTAGCAAACCCACCATTAAACACAGTCGCAGCCGTAGTAGTCAGGACGCCTGTTACTAGGGCAGTGCCATCAATTACAGCATTCGTAGCAACATCTATAGAGCCAATCACATTAACATTTGTTGTACCCGTAGGCACTTGCAGAACCACCGCATCAGCATCATTCTTGATAGTAATATCACCACTAGAGCCTTGACCTGTAAGGATCAGACCTTCAGCCGCCGTGTATCCCATAGCCGCATTATCGCCAGCCGCTGTATCACCAGTTGCTTCGACAGTCAGACCTGTGATTACGCCGCTGGCATTGACGGCATCTAAAGTGATTGTGCCAGCAATGTCTTTGTCAGCGGAGTCGGCGAGATCTCTAGCTCTAGTCATTTTTGTTTATCCTTCTAATGCCGTAATACGAGCTTCTAATTCTAGTATTGTTTTGGCAAGCAGTGGGACCAGCTTGCTTTGGTCTATGCCCTGCATATCTGGCATTGTATTGCCATCAGCATCTAACTTATTATCACCTACTGAAACACCATCTGGTAATTCTTCACCGT